GTGCGTGAAGTCGTCGGTCTCTCCGGTACGCCGATCTACGGACGAGGAGGGGAAATCTTCAACATTATGGACGTTCTGGACCGTGGCTGTCTTGGAGATTGGGATTCATTCACTCGGGAATGGTGCGACGGTTATGGCAGCGACGTTGTAATGGATCCGGAAATGCTCGGCGCGCACTTACGTCGGGAGGGGTTAATGCTTCGTCGGACGAAAGAAGACGTATTGTCCGAGTTGCCACCAAAACGACGTGTCATACAGCATATCGACTCGGATGAGCGTGTTTTCTCTGCGCAGATGAAAGAAGTCATTCGCCTCATCGGGCAGCATGACGAAAGCACAGAGGCTTTCGAAAAGGGACGTCTGAAGCGCCAAATTGGTGAAAGGGTACGTCAGGCTACTGGCATTGCAAAGGCGCCATATGTGGCTGAATTTGTCCGTATGTTGCTCGATTCCGGCGAGGCCGTTGTCCTTTACGGCTACCATCATGAGGTATATCGGATTTGGAAACAAAAGCTGCAGTCGTACAAGCCCGTGTTTGTCACCGGCGAGGAGACGGAGAAGGAAAAGGACGAGGCCAAAAAGGCATTCATTCGTGGCGATACGAACCTCATCGTTATCTCATTGCGAGCGGCGGCCGGTCTGGATGGATTGCAAGGGCGCGCAAGCGTCAGCGTTTTCGGTGAGCTCGACTGGTCCCCGGGTATCCATTCCCAATGTGAGGACCGTTTGCATCGAATTGGTCAAAAAGATTCTGTGCTCAGTTATTACCTTGTCTGTAGCGACGGCAGCGATGAGCAAATGATGGATGCACTCGGATTCAAAACCGAGCAGTTTCTCGGTATCATGGGTGGCCAAGGAGAGACAGAGCAGGATCGCGAGCTCGCTCAAGTGGAAGTCGGTAAGCATCTTGATCGTGTCATGGCGAAATACCGGAAGGGCGTGAAGACGTGAGTGATGAAAAACAAGTGAAACATGTCGATATTGTCCGACATAAGCAGTAAGAATGGTTACAGCGCGGAACGGTAGAACTTTGTCTAAGACCGGCAAGAAAGTGCGTGTAAGATTTTTGAAAATCGATAACCCTGCCATTGCAATGAATTGGACGGTTTATTATCCCATTGAATCATTAGAGGTTATAAAGGAAGGAGAGGGGCTGAAATGAGCCCCCGTGAAATAGAAGTCGGTAAAACTTATCACAATGGCAATCAAGGAATGCTCGGTACAGCAAGAAAGGTGTTGGAGATGGGTGTCCACGTCAAGCATTTAGATGGCAAAGGAACCGAATCGGACACCGGTGTTCGGTTTAGACAAGAAAAAGGTCCATACAGCGGTCGGATATTTGTGATACCGCTCGTCAGCTTCGCCAAATGGGCAAAAGGTGAGGTTGAGGAAGGAGCTGCAATCGATGGGTGAGGCTCGCAGACGCAAATTGGCTGAAAGTACGACACAAGGAACGGAGAAGCAGATGCATCATAATTCAACGACCGGCAATCGCGCTGGAATTGTCGCCGGAGGATTTATTCCATTTGCTACTTTGATGGCGCTCATTATGGGGGGAAAAGGTCATGGCAAATCACGTTAATGCTTTGGAAGATATTTCCCCGGATTTTAAGCCAAACGCATATGATGCTTATGTGGCATCCGAAATCATTAAGTACGAAGGGACACCTTACGCCATCATTCGTTTTACCCAACTGTGTTTGGGGCTTTATGACAACGCTTTTTGGTTCTTTCTCAGCACGCTATGGGTTAGTTACTCTGGCTGGTCGGATTTGAATTTGTGGCGTAAACATTTCCGTAACAGCGGCCGAAGCGAAAAACGTCTCTCATGAAGCCAAGCGAGCTAACCGAATTTCATAAGCTGCCTGAAGTCATTATTGCCTATCGCGCGCATCGACCATGTGAAACGGATTGGATCAGCTATACCTTAGATCGGAATATTGCGGAACGTTTCGCCCTGGAACGCAAGGTCGATCATATTGCGCAATATCAACTGCGAAAACGCGACGTTCTGGCTCTATTTTTACGGCGTGGGGAACAAGAGATCATTATGTTGGATCCGAAAAAGGCTGGAAGGCCTCAGTATCTGTCTGTAGGAGAAAGGAGTAATACATAATGGCTATTTTTTGCCCGATTGTGATGCAAATTGTCTGGTACCTTCGAAAGAAACGGAAGCGGTAAAATGAAAAGGAAAAGGAAAAGGAAAGATTCAAAGCCAAATATTCCAATGCAGTGTCCAATATGTAAAAAGTATTTTCGAAACATTCGACATTTCCCAAAGCATTTGGAGCGATGCAGGGAAAAGTTTCTCGGATAAAGAAAAAATCCCCGCATCCTTTGGTGGGATCTGTGCGGGGCCTGTCCAAAAAGCTTTATCAACCATTATTTTACCACGCGAGAGGGATGAAAGGAAATGATGGTTGATGCAAAATTAGTCTCCGATGCCGGCACGATCGTCCAACAAATCTCCTTGTTCCCTGAAGTGACCGTTAAAAACGTTGAACGGACGCTAATGATCCTTGAAAAGTACCCCTTTATGAAAATTCTGATGCGGGACTATGAGGATAATGAGCACGAATTATTTATGACTGATGTCGAAGGGGAAACGGCTCGCCGATATGCAGACGAGGATACTCATGCCGACAAGACACCCAATGCTGTAATCTACCGTGAAAAACGTAAGGCAATATATCTGGAATATAAAATCTATACTCGGTCAGTTGAGCGCGCATGCTCATTAATTTTGGACCCGGAAGTCAGAAAGGCCATTCATTATCGATTTATCGAAGGTCATAGGTATAAAGACGCGATATTGTTCTTTAGGCGTAGCATGAGCGAAGCAACATTCAACCGAAAAATCAATGAAGGCGTTAAAACCATCGCTCACTCACTCTTAATGTTCGGGGTGCTTGACCGGGAATGGAATTATTAATAAAGGAGATGAGCAGTTTGCCAAAGCAAAATATGCCCCCCAAGCGATATGCTCGTGAAAGGGATTTCTACGAGAATAAGCTGAAGCGCGTTATGGACGAATTGGATATGAGCTATGAGTTGCGTTATGACCGCTGGGAAGGCGCAGCCATCGATTTTACGACACCGAAAGGTATACGGAGACGATTTGAACGGGTCATCGATAAGCAGACCATTCATTACTCGAGCGACGTCTAGCGCAGATCGTGTTATGGATGGAAAAGGTTGCTTGGGCAAAACGTGAAGGGATATTTGATATAGATGAGGCGGTCGCCGGCTTGCCGGCGCTGCCGCCACCAATGCCCGAATGTTTCTGGAAATTGGGATTCGGTTCTGTCCCTAACGAGCAACAGCTTACCTCACGATGGAAAGAACTACTTAAGACGGAGCATCCGGACATTAAGAAAGGAAACGATGTACACTTCCGTGAACTAAAAGCGGCATATGAGGAAGCAATAAAACTATTAAATCGTTAATAGGATGGATTGTTCCTAGGCAAAGTGGTCCTATCTAACCGGGTAATTTTAACTCATTCGACAAATTACAGCAGGTAAATACAGGTTATTTGTTGAATTATCCAGGTATCGGAGGTGCGATGGTATGGTTAGAATTTTATTTTTCTTGTTCCGCATCTTGTTCAACATAATGTTTTTTATTTTTGGGTTTTACTTATTGAAAGAGAAAGATGGGGTCTACATTTATTGGCATTCTTATGAAGGGTACTTTTTAACGAGCCGCCAAGTTTGGTATCGGTTCAAAATAAGATTAACATGAATCTTTTTGTGAAAAAAATGAGAGTAAGTTGAGTGCAGGTTGAAAGTATCTTGGAAGCATATCCGTGCTATGATGTATTTGTCAAAGTATACCTAATAGCAGCCATTAGTTAGCGACGGCCCTGCGGATTGCTCAAAGGATATTATGGTGGAAAATCCAAGTCGTGAGGAGAGCCTATTTGATGCAATTCGCGGTGTTTTCATTATTATCCACTATTGAGTACCTGGCCATGTTCGCGCTGATGTTTGCTATGTTTCGATTTTCCTACCGGTTCTATCACATCAATTCGATCTTTGCTAGTTTGATTCTCTGCTTTGTTTCGTACACCTTGAGAATGAAATACGATCAAGGTATTGCTGCAACCGTCATACAGCTTTTCCTGATGATTGGTTTCGTGTGGCTCCTATACAGAGTCCAGATTTTTTTCGCAGCCATAATGGTGGTAAAGGTCTATATTGCCTATGCCATTATCCAATTCATCGTATTTTTTATATTTAACCATTTTGGTCTACTTTCACTTGAAGAGCTCAATAACACCGATGTATACAATTTCAAACTACCGCTAACGACAGCTGCCATTACCTTTTTGATTACTTGGTTCTTAAAGAAAACAAACGGCGGATTTTCTTACATTCCTGACAGTCAAAAGGCACGCATAATATTTAAAGGTGTGAATCTTGCATTTCTTATCATGCTTTTGGTGGCACTGGCTGCATATATTATTTCATTTTACCTAATTGGTACGAAACAATTAGACTCGATGTACATCGTTACGATTATCCTGGTGGTCGTGCTTGTCCCGTTGTTGATCTTATCTACGAGAAAGGAAAGAGAACCTTGATCGAAAACGCAGCACATTGGTTAGCCGCGCGAATTAAAAGGGCAAACCCGGAAGAAACCACATCTGTTGAGATCATGCGGTTTTCGTTGATTATCTTGATTAACGCGATTTCGATTTTCCTCTTCTCGTCACTTGTTGGGTTTTTAACTGGGAAATTGGTGGACACCCTAATCGTGTTTGTTCTAATGTGCGTGCTGCGCTTTCTCTCAGGTGGGCACCATCTAAGTACCCCGACTGGCTGCATAGCCTTATCAACCATTGTGGTTAGCTTGGTGCCGCACATACATATTACCTCTATGCTTGTAATGGTTTTTAATGGGATTAGCCTGCTGCTAATTTTATTTTTGGCGCCAGCGGGATTGGAAGGGCATACTCGCGTTCCAAAAGAGTATTACCCCCTATTCAAAGGCATCTCAGCATTGATGGTACTGAGCAACTTTTGGTTTCGAATTGATCTGTTTGCTATCGCTTTTTTCATACAAGCCCTTTCGTTGATTCCCTTTAGAAAAGGAGGTGAATAATTCTATGAAAAAGCTTGCTGCAAAGCATACCTCGATGATGCTTTCTTTGATCGCATTGGCGTTTGTGGTGGTAGCCTCTCCGGTTCTCTATCATAGGCCGCAAGTCCCGCAAGATTTGCTCAAAAAATGATTCCTTTGGATTCTGAGACAATTTGCAACCTCCCGTCGTCTAATTTATTAGGCGGTTGTGTGCACGGGAGGTTGCATTCAAATCATATAAAAAGGACGAGCATCGATGGCTTACAAAGTCGGACGATGCTTGCTCCAAAGAAGGCTACAAGAAGCTGGTATGACACAGCAAGATCTCGCCAATCGTATCAACATGTCGCGGCAGCAAGTTTCTGATTATGCAACAGGCGTTAAAAATTCCATGCATCTCAGTACTGCAAAAACCATCGCCAGTGCGATCGGCTGCTCAATCGATGATTTGTATGAGTGGATAGAGATCAAGCCTTCAAAACGGAGCAAGCGGGCGGAGAAGTAATTCTCCCGCCGGATGACTTTGTACGCTAACGAGTGTACATTTGATGCTAGGTCGTTGACGGGAACGGAGGAAAGTATGGATCAAACAGAGCGATTGTCGGTCGTGCGACGCCTTGCGAACGGAACCGATCAACTCGTTAATGTCCCCATATCTGATATTCGAGGCATCAAAACCTACAACTCAGTCGTAACGGTTCACATGAAAGATGGTGAAGTATTATATGTTCCGGATTATAGTATTGATGGGTACTTCTCTTTACTAAAACCATATCATTTTGAAAAATTGGATCGTAACAACCTGGCAAACATGGAAGAAGCTGCGGTGTATGACGGGGATGCAAAACGACTGTATTTCGAAGAGAGTTTCGATAAGGATTCATTTTATGTAACGGTTTCGGAACCGAACATTCCGAAAGTAAAACACCTAAATAATAAATCAGCAACTGCACCCGAGACTAAGAAAACAAAACCACGAAATCGACTGGTTTATTGATAAATTTAGGACAAGAAGGGCCGCACTTAAGCGGCTCTTTTTGTTTCCTCAAAACAAATGAAAGCGGGGGGCCCGAGGTGAATTCATTCTTAAATCGGGATGATCGCGGCGATCAAAAGCCAGATTCCCCTCGTAGGCAACCTCACAAGTGCCGCGGCTGTGGCTGGGGAAGATGGGACGGAGTGAAGCAGTTTTGCATGCTGCCTTCTTGCACCAAGCCGGACGTGCTGCTCCCAATGAAAGAATGGGCAGAAGTCATGCTGTCTGAGGATGCAGAATTCAATCGGATTCCGTTCGAAGATAGATGGCACATGTACCAAGAGTATAAAAAGCGAATGAGGACAACGCAGAAAGCGGGCAAGCCTCCCAATTCTTTGAAGGATGATCGAAGTTGAAACGGGTACTCGCGATCAGCGACATTCACGGATATATCGATCCGCTGCAGCGCCTTTTGGAAGAAGTGAAGTACCGCTTTGAGGCGGATCAACTCATTTTCCTTGGCGATTATGTTGATCGCGGCCCCGACAGCAAGGCGGTTATCGAGCTTGTTCGGCAGTTGGTTAAAGATGGTCTCGCCATAGCGCTGCGCGGCAATCACGATCAGATGTTCCTGGATTTCCTGACGAATCGGAACAATGACGCTATGGCCGACACCCTGTTCATCAGGAATGGCGGCATGAGCACCATACAGAGCTATTACGGGTTAAACTGGTTCGACGAGAATAACCAGCGCGGCAGTATTGCCAGGGCTCGCGAGTTCATTCTTAGCAATTATAAGCATCATGTTGAGTTTTTGCGTTCACTGCCTTTTTACCATGAAACGGAACGTCATCTTTTCGTGCATGCCGGCATTAATACACGGCATGAGGATTGGCGCCGACAGCCGAAGGAAGATTTTCTTTGGATCCGCGGCGAGTTCATCAATAACCCACATTCTGCCGGCAAGATGGTCGTGTTCGGTCATACGCCAACCGTAAACATTCACGATAATTTGGCTATTTGGTTCAGCGGCGATAAGATCGGAATCGACGGCGGATGCGCGTTCGGGTACCAGTTGAACTGCTTAGAAATCACCGAGGACGGGTACAAAACCTACTCGGTGCCGCAGAAAATAATGACGGAGGAGGCGGTATAAATGGCGATCCCAGCGACTCCCCACAAACGGGGCAGCATGATGCTGAAGGTTTATACCATGTACGTGCACCAGGAATTCTCGACAATCGAGATCGGTCGCAAACTGCGAATTGATCCGACAACCGTAAGCGACTATCTGAAAAAGGTTGAGCAGATGAGCCCGGAACTCCGGAAGCATATACGCCGGCAGCGTAAGAAAAACGAACGTGACCGGGCTTACAAAAGCCATCTCGTTAAGACGCCGGAATGGGTGGAGGCGTAACTCCATGCTCGAACTTCAGCCAATCACTTTCGCCGAAGCATGCGAATTCGTTCGCCAGTATCACCGGCACCATCCACCGACGTTAGGCCATAAGTTCTCGATCGCCGTCGCAGATGGCGAGAAGGTCGTCGGTGTCGTCACGGTCGGCCGCCCCGTCGCCCGCCACCTCGATAACGGACGTACGCTAGAAGTTACCCGCTGCTGCACGGACGGTACGAAAAATGCTGCATCGAGCTTTACGCAGCTGCTTGGCGCGCCGCCCGGGCGCTCGGTTACCGCCGGCTCATCACTTACACGCTGATAGAGGAACCTGGTACCAGCCTTCGAGGTGCCGGGTGGAAGGAACTCTACAAAACAAAGGGTGGTTCTTGGAACTGCCCGACGCGCCCGCGTATCGACAAGCATCCGACCGGGCAAAAGACGTTATGGGAGCTTATAGCGGAGTGATGGACAAGTTTGAATACGGTTTGAACGGGTTATATATTGCATTGGCAGATTTCCCGTCTGTCCTGTTTGGATGGGCGTGGTACAGGGAAGATCGTTGTTTTGAACTTCATTTTGGTTTCTTTACTGTTGGCTATCAGTTTTAGAAAATGGAGGACATTTCGATGTCACATACCCATTACCGCGCGAAGTGTCCGCGCTGCAGCCATCCGAACACGCTGCCGATCCCGGCGAAACAGACGCGGACGACACTCGATTTTGTCTGCAGCTACGCGCCGCCCGCCGGCCAGCAAAAGAAAGCGGCCGACGACGTGCGCTTATAAGCCCATTTGGACTCGCTCGGAAAGAAATAGCACCATGCTGCTGTTTGGAGGTGATCGTCGTTGTCCAGAAGCAGAATTGTCATAAATGACGATACCGGCGAGATCATTTCAAAACACAAGTCAGACCGTTTCGCTATGAAGTTTACGGAGGTGTGGCGATACGTGTACAAGTCAAACCTGTTCACAGCGGCGGAAGAGCGAGTGCTAAACCGGCTGGCCGAATATCTGCAAATGAATACGAATGCGATCGTGAACCCGAACGGCAGCATTATGACGGTTGAGGACATGGCCCGCAATATTCGCATGGACCGGTCGGATATTCGCAAATACCTCCGGCAGCTCGTCCGGAAAAACGCCCTGGGTGTCTGGAAGAGTGGTTATGACGAAACTTATTTCATGAACCCTTTCTTGTACGTTAAAGGCAAAATCGAGCCATGGCTTTATGAACGGTTTGAAGAGGAGTTTGGCGCCAAGGCCGTCAAGTCTAACGAGGGTAAGAGATTCAAAGCCGGCAAGAAACTGACTTCCCTTGTCGCGGCTGTATAAAAGATATTAGAGAAAGAGTTAGCCGACGCGCAAAAACGCCGAAATCCCTTATGGGATAAGGCCTGACAGCGAACTTTCTTTGTAGGAGTTTTCCTGTGAAAATGTAGGGATTTTCCTACAATTCTAATAGAGCTCGACTATCGACGGGCATTATGATGATGGGTCAAATATGAAGTGATATATATAAAAACGTATGTTCGTATTTGTTCTTGATTTCGAGATCTTTGCTTCAATCATTTTCGTTTTGTTACGCTATTTCGTAATACGTCAAAACCCTTGATTTATAAGGCATTAGATGTAGCAATTTTACTGTTACGTTTCGATTGTTACGTAATACGTTTCGTAATGTTGGGAGTTGTTTCGAAACATGCCACGGCCGAATAAAGTTGAGCAGCTAGGACTACAAGAAATCGTCATTAACGGCTACAAAGCTGACCTTCCTGACCGTGAAATAGCGCGTCAATGTTCGGAGTGGGCCGGCGAACCTGTTTCCTATAACGCGGTTCGTCGCTGGTATGAATCGTACAAGGAAGGCCAGACGAAAAAGGCCATCATAACCGAAGACAAGCGCAGGCTCCTTAAAGCAGTTAACCAGGAGCTTGATATTATAAATCTTCAGCTTAGAACAACGTCAGCGCTTTTAGAGAAGTTCCAAATGCTCGATACCCTGCCTGATATGGTCAATGAGCGCATGGATAAGCTCATCGAAAATTTATCGGAGCGCGGGGAGGACTTTAATTACATCGAATATCTTCAGGACTGGCAACAGTCCTTTGAAAAGGAACTCCATCGTAAGGTGTACGAGATCACAGCACTAAACCGTGAGCTCCGGGAAAACAGCAAGTTTCTCGCCGATTTGCGCGCCAAGGCGTTTGAGTTCAGTCTTATACAGGAATACCTCGCGTTATTCATGGAGCTTTTCCGGGAGGAGGACAGGAGCGGCGCGTTCGATCGGGCGGTACAGCGGATCGCGGCGAATCCGCGGATGCAGCAGATCGTGGACCAGCAACGGATAATGATGGGAGGTCAATAAGGGTATGAAACCAGTATTTGACCCGGGTTTACTCGAAATGGCGACATTCAAACTTAATGACTTAGATGGAAAGAAGGTTGCTTTACGATTCATTGAGTCTGAAGGCTTGGAATTGTTGTATGCATGTGAAGGGGATCAGTTGTATTTGATACAACACAATCTACCTGAATGATATTTGGGGGTGGCGGTTGATGTGCTATTCAAAATCCATGATTACATCAGGCAGACGGCCGCGTCCGTCGCCGAAGTAAAAAAGATCGAAATTGATTATACCAGGCTGGAAGCGGATTATGAGGCAGAAGCAGAGCGGTGCTTAGAACTCGCCAGCGGGTTCAATGAGCTCGAGCAAAGCTTAGTGAAAGAATCGCTTCGTCGCTGGCGTGTGCAGCGCGGCGAGAATGATATCGAATGGTTCGCACGATATTATTTTCAGGAGTACGTTGAAGACGAGACGCCTGAATTTCATTACGAGCTCAACGATCTTGTTGAAGATGCAGAGAAGGATAAGGAACATTACCGCGGCCTTATATTGGCTGCGCCACGGGGCCATGCAAAGTCGTTTCGCATAAGTTTCTTGAAGGTTATTCATTGGGCTGTCTTCAAAAAGAAAAAATTTGTAGTACTCATTAGCGATACTGGCACGCAGGCTGAGTCGATGACGAGTGCAATCAAGATAGAGTTTGAGCAAAATGACCGGCTGCGTGAAGATTTTGGGGACTTGGTTGGCGAGAATTACGGCATGCGCTGGACCGCCGGCGACTTTTACATCACGTTCCCCAAGGTGGATGCGAAGGGGATTGAGGTCAAGGATAAGCGCGGGAAGCTGCGCCCGGGATACACCTGCCGGATCGTGGCGCGCGGCACGAATGCCGGTATGCGCGGATTGAAAAGCCGCTCGGCCCGGCCGGATCTGGTAATCATCGACGACGGTGAAAACGACGAGCTCGTGCAGACGCCGCTGCAGCGCAAAAAAGTATGGAACTGGTTAACCGGTGCCGTCATTCCGATGTTACATCCGAAAGACGGCCTTTTTGTTGTGGTTGGGACTGTCCTTCACTTCGATTCAATGCTTTCGCGACTTTTGACAATGACCGATATTTACCGGGTAAAGCGATATAAGGCCATCAAGGATGACGGGTCGTCACTCTGGCCGTCGCGTTTCCCGCTGAATATATTAGGCAAACTAAAACAGCAGCTTGGCACGCTAAAGTTCAATCAGGAATACCAGAATGATCCGATCGATGAAGATTCGCAGGCATTCCGGCCAGAGTGGTTCCGTTTCTACACGAAAAACGAAATCAGCTTCCACGACGGCAGCTGGTGGTATCATGAAGAGCGCATGACCATCTGGCAGGGCGTAGACCCAGCCATCAGCGAGAAAGAGTCGGCGGACGATTTCGTCATCTTTACAATCGGTATTACCGAGACACATAAGATCATTCTGTTGCAGGTTTTCCACGGGCATTTCGACTTTATCACGCAGGTCAATAGCATCATCAAAAAGTACCAGGAGTGGCTGCCGGCGCGCGTCGGGATTGAAACCGTCGCCTATCAGGAAGCACTTAAGCAGCAGACAATCAAAGATGCGCTTATACCGGTGAAGAGCCTCGATCAGCGCGGCGATAAGTTCACAAGAATCGTCACTATGTCGGTATTCTTTGAAAACAGACAAGTTTACATCCGGCAAGCCCTCGACAACGAAGAGGGCTTTGTTGATATGACGAGGCTACCGAATGTTCGCATTCATCAGCATTTCTATAAGTTCTTTTACCAGGCGGTACAGTACGCTCCGAAGGCGGCGCAAGACGATATTCTCGACGCGCTGCAGAACTGTTTCGAGATCGCCCGGCCGCCGCTGCTGCCCAATGAATTCTATCAGTAATGGAGGATGCATGAATGATTGAATTGCAGATTCAATGTAAAACCCAATGCAAAGGCATAATACCAGCCATAAAATATAGGTTAGACCCGGATCTTAGCTTGACAGTTACGCAAGGAGATGCCGTTCTTGGGGTTGTCCAAAACGTGATCGCAGCTGCAAGTGATCCCGGCTCCATCCCAGAGGAACTTGGAATATTAAGAATTGAGGTTATTCCTTTGTCTGAAACTGGGATGGTGGTGCAGCGTGGGACGATTTTTTGAAGGATTCCGGCCGCCGGCCGCTTCCGCAAAAGTCATTTGGCAGGAGCATGAGAGCCTGTTTCCGTTTAAATGCGGGCAATGCAAGCGGGAATTTCCGCAGGGCGGCAAGCGGTACCTGGCCTCATCCTTGTCGAACCATTCGCACCATGCGGCTGCCGTCCGTTGCGACGACTGCCATAATGGCATCGATCCGAATCGCCGGAAGGCGCCGGTGCTCGCCGAGCGCAGGACGGAGCTGGATTGACTTAAGTTAGGGTGGGAGGCCTCAATTCACTCCGGGGAACGCCGGTGGCCGGCAGAGAGCGAGCAATCAGTGGGGGCGACTCTGCAATGATATGGTGGCGGAATAGGTAGACGCTCGCGAGTGGATGCTCCTGCTACTAAGATCGCAACTTGGCGGCATGATCACTCGTTTACGGTAGAGCATCATGTATGGTGCAAATCCATACCCATATCAAGGAATCAAGGGAACGCTGGCAATGCCTTCAGGGTGTTCGGCGGCGTTCCCTCATAACGTAAACCCTGAGTGTGCATCCAGGTAGGCGAGAGCCGACAAGCGAGAATTATAGGCGGGTGTGAGACCGCCGGGTGCATGCGACCATGCCGATATACCGCGATGGGTCACGCGGGATAATAAATTTGGCCCTTATCAATTAATGCGGTGTCGGAATAGGTAGACGATAATCAGGTATAGGAGAATCATTAAGGGATGCGGGGATGTAGTTTAATCGGAAAAACAATCGTGATCATGTCGGGGATCGGGACGCCGTGAAACGATATATATGCCACGATACGGATGCGGGTTCGAGTCCCGTCGCCCCAGGCTTAATGAAACCAGAAGTAAAACGAGGCGTCCTCCCACGCCTATCCTATACTACGCAGGGTGCAAATCCCTGCCCGCATTCAAGTTAGGTGACCCGCGCAGCAGACCCGCCGAACATGTGCTGGATGAAACAGGCCGGACCTATAGCGATCCTCTGCGCCTCACATATAAAACGCGATATGCTGAGTACCATAAGGTTTTCTACGCCGCCTCGCAGAGGTCGTTGGGATTGACAATCGGGTAAGTGCGTAGCCGTTTGAGACGGAAAAGGGAAGGGGTCGCCCGCGCATCGCGACAGCCAGCAGCAGAATAGGGCGTGTTGAAACAAGAGTGCCTCACGTTGCCATCCAATATAATCCGGGGTCGAGTCCGGTGCATGTGAGGGTGGCAACGGCTGCTGATCAAACATCACTGAAAAACGGAGCTAGAAGGAGCAATCGCGAGATCGTGATTTTCGTTTTCAGGTCCGCTTTTTGCATTGTTCCACGGAAGCGAAATCAACCTAGACGGCCGAAAATGGCCGATTTTGAAGCACGGGGCGAAAAATGATTACGAAATATATATATTATACGTAATGAAGTTGATGAAAATAAGAGAATGGACCATAAGGACCATCCCCTTTCACTTTTTTAGCTTTCTATTTTGGGATCTTGATCTGAGGATGGAAAAATACCATAAAGTATCGAATTTCTCAATTCACGAGTTTCAAGCTCTTTTTGTCCAAGTTCCTGGAATCTCTGGTCAAATTGTTCGGGAGTGAATATGCCGGCATCTTCCAGTAAGCTAATTATCGTTCTTATCCGAAGTCGGTTCATAACTGCTTCCGAAGCAACAGCAGCTTGGATGTTATGATCTGCTGGCACATCAGGGTCTATTTCAGTCAATTCTATACGAACGTTGATTGGTGAAGATCCTAATGGCTCGCTGTACGATGATGTATGGTTTCCTACTTTTACATTTAAGTCAATTTCATCATGTGGAATCTCCAGACGAATCCTGTTCCTGCCGATTACTGTGTTGTAATTGTTAAACATTAATTGTGAATGAAGCGTTGCACGTACTTCAAATCTGCGAAGAGTCCTCCCGGTCGGGGGGCTTGTAACTGAGTTTTGCTCATTAAATTCGGCTTGCATGATAACGAAATCATCGAGCTTAACGATTTGCGGCAATGGACTCATCTCCTAATTTATGGCATCTGATTTTTAATTCTATCATAACTACCAACGAGAAAACAGGGAACGGCCTTCGGGTTCGTTCCTTTTTCTATAAATGATGAGGAGGAATCTGGGATGGAATTGAATCGGATTATTCATAATGATTGTCTGGTCGCCCTAAAACAGTTGCCGGCCAACAGTATCGATTCAGTCGTCACGGACCCTCCTTATGGACTTTCGTTTATGTCCAAGGGATGGGACACATTCGCCGGTAATAAGCAGTATGGTGAATGGTGCGAGCAATGGGCGCGTGAGTGCTTACGTGTGCTGAAGCCGGGCGGTTATTTGCTTGCATTCAGCGGCACCCGCACATATCACCGGCTCGCACGCGGCGTCGAAGATGCCGGTTTCGAGGTCCGCGACATGATCGAATGGCTTTATCTCTCCGGCTTCCCGAAATCGATGGATATCGGCAAACAGTTCGATAAGCAAGCCGGGGCTGATAGGAAAGTAATTGCGGAAGGACCGACGGTAAAACGAATGATTCCGGGTGCAGATCAAGATAAAACCGGCTCATGGATAAAGGACAACGGGAGAACATTTACCCATACGATCACTGCCCCGGCGACGGAGCTCGCCAAGCAATGGGATGGTTGGGGCACAGCGCTCAAACCGGCGCATGAACCGATTGTCATGGCGCGCAAGCCTTTTCCCGGTACCGTCTGCGCGAATGTCGAACTGTATGGTACAGCGGCTATCAATATCGACGGGTGCCGTATAGAGCGTGGCGAGAATGACCGTTATGACTATGGAGTGACCGGAAATCAAAGGGCAACAACTGGCCTATATGGCATTTACGGCAAGTACGGTGCTGTGGCTTATGAAGTGAACGAAGCAGGACGATTTCCCGCCAACTGCATTACAATCGATGCGGACGAATGGTACAGCCCCTACTTCAACATATCGCCTCAGGAAGTGAGTAAAAAGGCCAACAAGGCAGATCGTGGGGAAGGCAATACGCACCCTACAGTCAAGCCAATCGACCTTATGGCATGGCTTATTCGTCTTGTGACACCGCCGGACGGAGTGATCGTTGATCCATTCGCCGGCAGCGGCTCAACGCTTGCTGCGGCGAAAAGGGAAGGGTTCAACTATATCGGAATTGAGCGCGATGCAGAATCTGTTCAGATCGCGCGCGCAAGAACAGAAAGTGAAAGCATTCAACATCAGGCACTCGTTGATTCGGAGGACCCGAACCAGTTAGTGCTTTTTTAATTGATCGATCGGAGGTCAGTCGTGATGAAGTTCAATCCGGGGGATGAAGTGGTTATTGTGGGGGACCTGCTTAATTTGGGTCTCCCACTTAATGAATTGGCCATTGTTGTCTATGTAAATGTGAACCTCCTTGATTATCGCAATTACTTGATTCGCATTCCGAAGAAAAAGGCCGATCATTGGGTATGCGAAAAGGACATCGAACTCGCGTCCGTCGTAAATGCCCAGCAGGCCGATGTAGCAATGAGGGAGTATATGATCAACGTTTCACTGGAAACAAAGGACAAGGAGCTCTTCAACAAAGCAACTCAGTCCGGCGCCGGGTGGCAATAAAAAACGGGGAGCGATGATCATGCCGTTCAAACGATTATTACGCTGGATGCTGAGGCATGCAGCCTATCAGAGCGCTGGGTATCCGCAGAACCGAGACCAGCGCCGGAAGTATACGAAACGGAGATGGTAACAGTGCCAATAGATGGCGTAGTTCGTCAGATCGATGCCGCAAACGGCCAGTATATGGGTGGTCGTGTTGTTCAATGCTCCATTTCTGAACGGTGCTTTATAGAAAACGGCAGCCCCAATTTGGTGCCGGGAGCCCCGCGGAAGTGTTTGCTCTCAGTCGAGAATCATGGCAGTCGTTGCTCTGCATGGGAAAGTGATGTAACCAAGTGGCTGATTGATGCCGACATCAACAAAATCAAGCAATTACCGTAAAAAGGAGCCATCGTCATGACACAATGGGTGATGCAGAATGGTCTCGTCGTGCCAGAGGGCGTGACGATGGCCAAGTGTCTCATGGATGCGCAAAAGGAACGAACCGCGAGCGGCAAGTTTTTCAGTTTGGCCACCTACAACCAAGGCGCCGTCAGCTACGGATATACGAAGCCGGCCGATACGATGCCGTTCGATATGCTGCGGCAAGCTCGGGAAAAATCCTTGATCGATAAGATCATCATCAATGCTCGTATTACCCAAATGAAACATATCGCCAAGCGCGTAATCGTACCCGGCAAGCAAGTTGGTTTCCGGGTTGTGCATGAGAATTACGCAGACCCGAATTTCAAACCTACACCAGACGTAATCCGGCGCTGCAAAGAGATGGAAAAGATCGTCAGCAATGTCAATATGGAAGTTCATACCGCCGGATTTGTGGATTTCGCTGCGAACGCCATCGATCAAGAACTGACATACGACAGAAAAGCCATGGTCATCTTCCGGGACCGGACGGGCAACCCGATCATGTATCACCTAGTCGACGGTACCACTGTCCGCCCGATGCTGCTCGTGCTTAATCAATATATGCAAGACAAGAAAATCAAGAGTAAGGATGAAGCCGCCGACCGCTTCTATCGTGACTATCAGATCGATCTCACCAGCGCTGCCTATGTGCAGGTCATCGACGGTACACCGGTGGCCTCGTGGACGAAGGACGAGATGAGCGTCGACATTTCGAATCCTTCGGTCGAAATCAATAAATGGGCGTATGGCGCCGGCAGCTTGCTCGAGCAATCGATCGCAGCGACGGTGACATGGCTCAATGCCTGGGCCTACAATGATGGACTGTTCAATCAGGATAGCCCTGAGAGCATGCTGTTTCTTTATGGTGACGTCGATCCGATCGGGCTCGGGGCCTTCCAACGTCAAATACTGGATCAAACCGGTTCCGGCGATTATCAAAAGATCCCGGTGATTCCGGCTGATAAAGAATTTAAAGCGGAACTCGTAAAAATTCGCGAGTTGCCGAAGGACATTCAATTCCCAGAGCTAATGCGGATGAATATTCAGCTTAAGACGGCTGCCTATCGCGCGCATCCGAGTATTGTAAACTTCAGCGTTGATAAAGGCGGAAGCGGCGGACTGAACATTGGGAACAACAGCGAGGAAGAACTCGTTAAGCAAAGTCACGAGGAAGGCTTTCTCTCCATTTGCCACCGGCAAGCGGAGTGGCTAACGCGCGTCATCATCCGGCCGCGCTATGACGATCTGATCATGATTTACGACGTCGACCTAGAAGACGAGGCGCGCCGCATTGAACTTATCAACAAGCAATCAGAAGTCGCTATGACGTTCAACGAGGCACGCCGCGCGCAAGGCTTGAAAGGTGAACTGGAATACGGCGACGTACCCAACAATGCGAACTACATAACTGCTATGCAGGCGCTCATGGGAGCCAAACAGCAAGAAGCAGCAGCTGCTGCCGGTGGAGATGGACCTGATCCGATCGGCGATGAAGAGGAGCAGCGGTCGGCACTAGATGCCAAATCCAAGTCGCCGACGCAGCCGGAGTCGCCGAAGAAATTCGAGAAAAGCTCAGCCAAGAACGATGAGAAGTACCTGTATATTGAAATCGTGGAATAAGCAGGTGACGCAACTCCTTTTGCCGAATCTCGTAATACTGTGCAAAGGGGGTTGTTTCATTTGTGGTGTTTCTTAACGAATACGAATAATTCAGCAGCATTACAAGCCATCGGTTCAATTTTAAGTGTAGTTGTAGCTGCCTTAACCGTTATTGTGACGATTATATTAACCAGGACGAGCGTCGAGATTTCCAAACGACAAAAGGAAATTTCCGAGGAACTTATTCGAAAGCAAGATAGAGAAAATGAAGAGCTTAAGAAGAAAGTCAGCGCTGCGATACAATACAAGCTAATTCAAATCGAAAATGCACTTATAGAAATTAGATCACGATCAAATCCAAAGACATTTTGCGAGATGTCACTTGAAATAGAAATAAGTGAAGAAATGATCATCAAAAGTTACGATACTACAATGTATCATCGTATCATTTCATTTTGGAATGAAATTTTAGCGTTTCGACGAGATTATAGCGAAAATATGGATCCACATCATTTGCATCTCCATCGATATAACTATAACAATGGTTTCAATATGCCGATGACGCAGGCATCTTATTTAGTTCAAAGATCAGAAGAATTACGGGAAGAGCTTCGTAAAATATTCGATATTAATCAAGCCGGAACATAATTCGTTCCGGCCTCTTTATTTTGGGGGTGAATCTTTTGCAGGTTCGCATCAAGCGTAAAAACGTCGGTGATCGGGAGCTTGCAAAAGCTCTCACCGGTCTCATCCGGGGTGAAGGCATCGAAATGGACGTGATAGATCGTCTTTCCAAGCACGAGCACCAGGAGCCCATTCCGGAAATGTATATCAGAACCATCGTTGAACGCTTGAACCGATCCGTGCGGGCAATCCTTGCTTCGTTGCAGGACAACGTTTCCCTATGGTTCGCAGCGCAAGCAAATGTGCCAAAACGCACGTTTCTGAGAAAAGCGGACGATCCAAGGCCACCATTCCTCACCGACGAACAAATAGACGAACTACGGCGCCTCATTGAGGCGCATTTTCGTGTTGCCATCGGTATATCCGTTACGACGCCGAAAACATGGCAGAAGGCCGGCATTGAGCTGCCTGACGATGATTTGAATAGGTGGCTCACCCGGGCTTATGTGGCCGGCCGTCTGGCCGAGGTGCTGGATAACGGCAGCAGCTACGGCGAGATGATGAAACTGGCCAAGAAGCTTCGCATGAGTCGCCTTGATCAATTGGTGCTGGAGGCGGCCAAACAGAACGCCGGAAAATACATCAAGGGGTACGGCCGGAAGCTAGCTGACGTCGCGGAGGATGTGCTAGTGCAGAATCACAAGGCGAGCCTGCAGTCCATCGTGCAGAAATATTTCAGCGGCGAACTGAAACATACCACGTACAACGATCAAGGCTTTACGCCGGCCGAGGTCGAGCAGATGCTCAGTACCAATAAAGAGGTGCGCGGCTGGAAAGAACTCGCGACTGAGCTTAAGAACCGATTCAAAGCGGCCGACATCGGCCGGGATTGGGACCGCATTGCAGTCAGTGAGGTTCGTTTTGCAACCAACCTCGGCCGGCTGGTCAACATTCAGGTTGAAGGCGGCGGAGATCCGGAAGACATCGAGGTCTATTACCATGTGCAGTCGACGGCGTGCAAATACTGCAAGGAGCTCTATCTCGAACCAGACGGCACGCCGAAGATATTCAAACTCTCCGAGATCATGAACAACGTCATGAAGACCGGCGGCATGCAGACCGGGCTGCGTGCGGGGTTGATCGGAGAAGAAGGCGGCTGGGTGGCTAATGCACTTTGTCACCCCTGGGGGCATTGTTATCCGGTCCGTAAGAAAGCCGGCTATGACTTCGTACCAGTCGGAGGCGGCCCGGGTGATTGAAATTTGGGACATTTGGAGCCATATCGATGTCATTACAAAATCAAATGAGGTGAAAAACGATGTTGGGGAAACGACCGGAACAAGTTCTGATCAAAGGAGAAACGCAAACGACGAATTGCCCGAGCTGCGGAAAGAGCATCACGGTTGATTCGAGGACTACTAGTTACAATTGCAGTTGCGGCGAGTCTGTCAACTGGGGGCTGAGGAAATGAAACGGATAGTTCCGCTTGAAGAAAGATACTGGAGCAAAGTAAAGAAATCAGAGAATGGCTGCTGGGAATGGGCCGCTTCAATCGACACCCATGGGTATGGGCATATAAAAGTTGATGGAAGATTGAAGTTATCACACAGAGTAGCTTATGAATTAGCCTTCGGGACGATTCCCGAAGGCCTTCTTGTTTGTCATAAATGTGATAATAGAAGATGCGTGAATCCTGATCATCTTTTCCTTGGTACAAATGACGATAATGTCCATGACGCTGTTGTTAAAGGGAGATTACATACTCCACAGTACAGGGCAAAGTTAAGTCAAAGGATGAAAGGTTCTAATAACCCTTGCTTTAGAAAAGTCTATTCGCAGGAAGAACGAAAAATAATGAGCGAGCAAAGAAGAGGTACGAATAGTGTTTGTTACGGAAAGAAGCGATCTGAAGAGGACAAGAGGAAAATGCGTGAAGGATGGAAACGAAGGAAAGAGAGGTTGAAAGTTATAAATGAAAAATAATACACCATCAATAGGTAAAATATATGCGATTTGCGATCATTTCCAGCAGGAGACCGGGCAACCGGTACTGGCCAGCATCTTAAAGCAATCCTCCGGCGTCACGCGGGAGCAGTTGCGGAAATGGGTGCGTGAGGGGCGGCTGCAGGAATACGACGTTACTGGGCCGCATGGTCAAATGCAAAAGGGATATAGCCGGCCGAAGCCGGTAGAGGAGCGTGCATCCAATGGCTAAGTGGACGCGAGCTTATATTGATAGCCTCCCAGACTCCGCATTCTTGATTATACTGCCAGGGGGCGAGAAGGAAGACGGATTTACCGAACCGAGAAGCAAGCGTAAATTTCCGGTGCGGGACAACAACGGCAACGTCGATAAGGCACACTTGGACAATGCATTGGCGCGAATCCCGCAGTCGAATATCTCGGAAGAACTGAAAGCAAAAGCTCAGCGCCGGGCGGAGAAACTGCTGGAACAATTCAAAGGCGAAGGGCATGGAAATATGAAAAAGTCTCTCGGGAAAATGAGCTATAACGATCTTCGTAGCGAATTGCAGGCCATCGTTCAGCAAAAATACGGCCAAAAGAGCAAAGACGGAAATTATTGGGTGGATTATCCGTGGGTTGAGGATGTCTACGAAAATGAAGTCGTCGTTCAAAAAGATGGTCGTTACTACATTGCCGATTATTCAGTGAATGCGGACGGCAAAGTCACAATCGGTCCATTCTACAATGCAAGGAAGCTGTATAACAAAGACGGTAAGCAGCCGGTACACCGTATGGGTAAACCGAAACCAAGTAACGAGGTAGCGGTGGAAGCCAGCTCGAGATAGACTACTTCTCCTTCGAAAGGAACCAATTATGATATAATCATGATAGATAATTGGTTCCGTTAGAGGGTGAGTAAAATGCCAAAAGCGCTGGAATTATCTGGACAGAGATTTGGTAGATGGACTGTTTTACGTAGGGCAGACGCACCAAAGAATGGCTGCGTAATGTGGGTTTGCATTTGTGACTGTGGTACGCAAAGAGAAGTCACAGGGAAATATTTGAAAAACGGTCGAAGTCGGTCATGTGGATGCTTAGAAAAAGACGTATTTAAAGTAATGATCACAAAGCACGGACTCTCAAAAGAGAATCGAGCAGAGTATGCTACTTGGATCAGAATGAAGGAACGGTGTTTTAATAAAAATAACCATCGATTTAAAGAATATGGTGCCCGTGGAATTACTGTTTGCGATCGTTGGAAAGAAAGTTTCGAGAATTTCCTTCAGGATATGGGTAAGAAGCCATCTTCAAAGCATTCGATTGATAGGAAAAATAACGATGGGAATTACGAACCTTCCAATTGCAAATGGTCAATACAAACTGAGCAAACCAGAAATCAAAGAATTCGAAGAGATAATACAACGAACATTCCCGGTGTTACTTGGCATAAACGATTGAATAAGTACAGGGTTAGAATTTCTGTAGAAAACAAAAGAATAAGCCTTGGATGTGCGGATACATTAGAAGAAGCCAAGGAAATGCGATTAGCTGCAGAATCCAAGTATTGGGGCAAACAAACACTCGATTAAGTGATTGAGTGTTTTTTATTTTCAGGGGAAGGGGTGATTTTGTGTTCATTAAAAGAAAGGGACGAGTTTTCGTTAAATCCAAAAAAGAAGAAAAAACATATTATCCATCTGAGCGTTACGCTTACAAAGTGCATCATTCTAAGGATCCAATTTATATTCCGGTAAATCGAATTAACACCCCTTTCCAGACTGATGAAGCAATTGATGAGGAAAAAGTAAAAGAAAATATAGATAAAATCAATAACGGCGAGTATTTGGATCCTATCATAATTGGCTATAAAGATTACGTTTTGCATGATGGACATCATCGATTAGAGGCATCGAAGAGATTAAAATTCACACACGTTCCTTGCATCGTCGGCGGCCGTAACGAGCGGCGTGTCCAAGCAGCTGAAAAGCGGTACCGACGCATTTGGAAGAATGCTGAAGGATCGCCAATCATGACGGACCCTACGCACACGCTAACCATGTATCATGCCACATGGGAAAAGAGCTTGAAGTTCGTCGGGGATCGGCCAATCAAGAATTACAATCAGATCGGCTCTTGGTTTACGAGCGATCCGGAGAAGGCCCGGGAATATTATGGGCCTTATGTGCATGAGGTGCAGGCTCTTGTCCAAAACCCGCTCGAGGCTGATACCGACGATTTCGATAAGTTTTTTTACAATCCGGATATCGCCCCGCGGTATTTGAAATTAGGCAGCAAGAAGAGCAACGTGACCCGGGAAGACATGACGGAACTCATGGACAACCCGCGGTACATCAAGGAGTTCAAAAACGATCTTGTCCGGCGTGGCTATGACGCCATCGTGTGGAAAAATAGCACGATCGATCTTCCGCCGGATGGAACCGAAGGGCGCCATACGGTTACCATCTTGCTGCATCCGGAGAAGCAGATCAAAAGCCAGAAGCTGCTGCCGTCGGTTTCGAATGACCTGGGCAAGTCCACTGTCTTTGCCGGCGGCCGATTGCTGATTAAAAAGAATGGGGATGATTCTGAGGGCCGGTGGGTGACTATCCGCGGGCATCACGTTAAAATCAATAGCCACGGCGAAATCATCGAGGGAAATATTCCGGACTGGATGAAAGGGAAAAAGCTAAAGAGTCGTCCGGTTACTCAAGCCAGCAAGAAGCTGACGCCTTACGATACGCCGGAAGTCATTGCATCTCGGAATTACGTAAAGAAGTTGAGTTCTACCCATTTGATCAATACACCTGAACGGATCAAACTAAGAAAGCAAATCGTCGATAAACTATATGGTAAAGGAGCAAAGCAGAAAAATAGAAGAATCGATATTGTGATCGGCCCACCAGCAGCCGGAAAATCTTCAGTCTTAGCTGACCCGCTTGCCAAGCAGCATGGTGCTTTATTGATTGATGCAGACAAGGCCAAAGAAGAGTTGCCAGAATTTGAAGGTGGGCTTGGTGCAAATGCGGTTCATGAGGAATCTTCCGAAATCATCGAAGGAGAAGAAGGAGTTTTGATTAAGGCTCTCCGGAATGGGGATAATATAGTGTTGCCCATCGTAGGAAGAAGGGCCGAAAAGCTAAGAGATATACTCAATACATTTAAAGAGCTTGGTTATGAAGTCCACTTACATTTGAATGAACTTTCACCAGAAAAGGCAGCCCGGCGCGCTGTTGAACGGTTCAAAGAAGAAAAGCGTTTTGTGGATCCTCATTATGTATTACATGGAGTTGGCTGGAAACCTTCGGAAACCTATGATATATTAAAGAAGGAAGGAGGATTTGATTCTTATGAAAAATACTCTAATGATGTCCCAAGAGGACAAAAACCCATTCTCATTGAAAGGCATTCCAACTTGGGATCTGACGCAACAGCCTCCGGAAGACGTCAGACAAGAGGAACGGATTCTGAGGACTTTAAAAAAGGCTTTGAAAGAGAAGCAGGAAGCAGAAAAACAACAATCCTAGATGCTCACCGACGAGACGTTGGAAGGCATTTTTTATTTGTCCGGAAGTCCGTAGGCGGACTTTTTATACGAAAGTAGGTGGACCCCTTGCAGGTCACACAGGTTTTTACGGATAAAACTGAATATAGCCGTTACCACGATGAACTGGCCATTATAACAGCCATCATCCTGGTAACGGCACCGACTGCAGGAGCCACCCTTTCGGTGGCTCTTTTTCGTTTGGACGGATACGGTGTAGTAGTGACAAAAACGCTAACCCTGACAGCCGCCACGCAGTACCAGGTAACGTTCGACCTCAACCGAGATACCTACGATACGTTGAACATTTACCGGGCTAAGGCGGGCGATTACGTCGTTCAGGTGACGGATCCGAACCAGAACATCAACAAATCCAACATGTTCGCGGTATCGATCGTACCGGTGAAAGAAATCAAGGGTATATGGGCGTTCGGGGTTAACTTCCAGCTGTACGAAGTTCTGCAACCGAAAGTACAGCCTGTGAAAATTTCCGGAGTCGAAGTAACGGAGGTATCGGCCGGCCATTATAAGGGCGCCTTTGATATGACATTCGATCCGGTGGCCAAAACGATTTTATGGAACGGTGGGGCCGCGGTAGCGATCAACGGGCTGGCGCCACAAAGCCTTCTCCTGCTGGATGCGGATAAAGGCGATTATATCATGGTCAACGTCTACCCATGGTTATTGCCGGCCGGGACACAACCTATAACGGAGACGCTGGTCATCGATAACGGCAAGATCACCGATCGGGACATCATACGTGCGGCTCGGAAGGCCGCCAATACGATACAGCAGGACATCATAACGAAAATCGAGCCGATGATCATCGATACGGATCCTGGAAGCAATTACTGCGATGATGTGGGTATGCCACAGACCTATATTCGGCCGCGGAACTACAACAAATGGATGTCGTTTCAGATTCCCTATCCGAATGTGTTGGATGCGGCCGTTACCGGATTTATGAATCAAACTCAGGCTGCCGTTGTGCCGCGGGCGTGGACGGTATGGGATGAGCGGACCGGTATCGTGGAACTGGTGCCATCAATGAGTGCGCAGGTCATCTGGACATTCTACAACAGCATTTTCGTCTTGCAGTACCTTTTCAATTTTCCGAGCATCCCGGGGTTCTGGCATTACCGGATCACAGCCGGTTTACGGGATTTAAACAATGATCGTGAAATTATCCGGGAAGCCATTGGCAAGAAGGTCACACTCGAATTGCTTAACTCCGCGGGATCTGCCTATCGTGCCGGCTATGCTTCGCAGGCAACATCGAGGGACGGCGTAAGCGAAAGTGCCGGATATACGTCGTCGGCCATGTATGGCGTTTACGGCGGACACTTCAGCAGTTACAAAGAATGGCTGACTGAGAATATCCCGAAAATGCGCACACGTTTTGGCGGGATTCAGTTTGTATCGATTTAATTTTGGGGGCATCATGATGCCACAAGTTCGTCATTTTTACTGTTCTGACTGCAAACTCAGGTTTGCTGTCTTTCGCATCAAACGCGGGAAACGATTTTGTCCAGAATGCGGTGATACGATTGCTGTAAGTACTTTTAATCCTGAGATTCATGGCAAACCAATAAGAAAGAAACCGGAGAAGGCTTGGACGCTTGGGGAGGAACGTAAACTCCTGCACTTTCTTTATGAAACGGATTTGTACTACAAAGAAATTGCGGTAGAGCTCGGCCGCACTCTCCGTTCCGTTCAACGCAAAATCGAGCGTAAGCAAACATGGATTGGAAGACATCAAAAGAAGGTGTAAATCATGCCGTTCGATAATACGTCGGGACTCAACATTAGCGCTCAGCGGGAATTCATTATGAAGCATGGTGAAAAGGTCCACTATTACACCGGCATGAAATGCACATGCGCGAGCTCGGTTCAACCTACAGGCAGTAATCTGTATGATCCGAATCGGGCAAACGTCAGCTGCGCAGCGTGTAAAGGCATAGGCTGGGTATGGCTAGACGGCGGGAAGATAATCGGCGTTGTCGAGAATATCAACCAGCACAAGGATTTGCTGAATAGCGGTATTGCAGCGCCGGGCGATCTAGTCTTTTCTCCAGACCTCCGGGTGACTCTCTCGGATTACGACAAAATTCAATTAACTTGGCCACAAGGAATCCCGTTCGAATGTGAATTGATTAGCCGCGGCTCTGGTGCTTCTGATTCTACTCTCTATGGCGTGATGAATGTGATGCAATGTATTGCCGTCGATCCGGCATCCGGAACAGTCACGGCTTACAATTCAGGCGTCGATTTTGTTTACGACAAAAATACGCCGGCGAATCAGATTACCTGGCAAGGGGCTCATGTGCCGGCTGCCGGCGTCGTCTACTCCTTGAAATATCAGGCACTTGTCGATTGGATCGTTTTTACTCCTCCGCAGCCGCGACGGGAACGCGGTACCAATTTGGGGCAAAGAGTTATTCTGCGGAAAAGACACATCGTTTTCCCAGGGGTGTGATTCCGTGTTTACGATCGACGTGGACTTTTCCAAATGGAACGAGATATACGACGAACTGGAACCAGACCTCCCCATTTTGCAGCAAGGCATCGTAGCGGCAGCAGAATACGTTCGTGATGTCTGGGTATCGGCTGTACAGGGAACTGTGCTGCCCGGTATGACTCGACCGGTGAACGACGTTGCATATGCCAAAAGCTTGTCGACGGGCGAATCGATGAAATTTCCCGAATTCTTTTACGGCGTCGTTATGCCGGTCAATTATGATGACGGCGCGGAGCTGATCGAGACGGGATACGGTCCCTATGACATGAAGCCGGGGCTATTGAACGGGCCCAAATCACGGCCGACGGCGGACGGCCGGGGACGGTTTAATACGGTTCCCTTCCGGCATTTCACGCCACAGGCGAACAGCGGGATTTCGGTTAAGATGCGAATGCCGGATGAAATTTACGCTTCGGCCAAACAATTGAAGCGCAGCATGCCGGATGAGAATGGTGTCATGAAATGGGCGGACTCGCTTGAATCGGGGATGATGCCTAACACAAGCTTTACAGGGTACCAGCATCAAAGCAGCATCTATCAGGGCATGTACCGTATTGGCGACGTTCGACAGACCCAATACCTTACCTTTCGTCGTGTAAGTACACCACGAATGAAGCCGACGCGAAACGGTTACAAGCAGATCGGCAGCGCGCCGAATTCGTGGATACATCCGGGGCTCTCACCCAATCCAGTTGTGGAAGCAGTTTATAATTACTGCATGCCATTGATTGAAAAAAATCTAATGGACCTTGCAGAAAAAGCATTTGGTGCTAGATAACTCATCCTTCGGGATGGGCTATTTTTATGCATACATTTAATCCTGCGAAGGAGGTGATGAAGCATGCAAGGGTTAACAAGAGAACAAAAAACGAAATTCAACCAGAGCATTCCTGGTTTGGGCACAATCGGCTCTGGGAAGTCGGCAGGGGAAATCATCGACAGCCTATTTAAGCTGGGGGGGGCCATTGTAAATTATACCTCCAACGCCACAGCGAATACGCAAGATACTGTGCCGCACGGTCTCGGATATACGCCGCAAGGCTATATCGTGATCGGAAAAAACGTAGCTGCTGATGTTTACATTGGCACAGCTGCCGACGACAACAATCTTTACCTGAAATGCACCGTCGCCTCCGCGAGTTTAACGCTGCTGGTCTTCTAAAGGGGGGGAAGAGAGGATATGAACAGCTGGCGTTTTTTCGTCCCTTGCGAACGCGATGAAGAGTTGGTAAAGGGCGAGCGAAAACGATTCCTGAAAGGCGTGGCCGCCACAGAACGATTGGACAAGCATGAGGAGGAAATGGTCCTTTCCGGCATGGATTTCGGTCCATATTTGGATAGTGGTCATTTGAACTGGGATCATATGAAAGGCCCCCAGTACATTCTCGGCAAGCCAGTCGAGGCGAAGATCGTATCTGACGGCAGCGCGCTTCGCAAGGGTATTTCTGGACCTGCCTTTTGGCACCTCTGTGAGCTTTATGATACCGAACCCGGACGCGCAGCTTGGGACCTTATGAAAGCCGAGAAGGATGACCCGAACCGCAATCATGGCTTTAGCGTCGAGGGAGCGATTCATCAAACTAAGGGTGTAAAGCTTTTGAAAACCCGCGTGGATGATGTGGCATTAACGCCGAAGCCGGCCAACGTCGATACGTTCGCGGAACTGGTTAAGTCCCTGAGCACGCAATCGGCTTCTGCTCTGCAGTTGCAGCAAATCGATGACAATCAGGATCCCGGCGAGCGAGCAAAGCAGGCGCTGACCGGCGTACCGCTGGACGAGATTTTATGGGGGAAATGCGACAATGGCTGCTATGACAAACATGGCAGGTTCGTTAAGGGTGCTAGAAGCGCCTATCTCCATCTCGTCAAATGTCATGGACATGATGAGGATGAAGCTTATAAGTTTGTCAAAAATCTCGCCAAGTGCGGGATTTTTTAATTCTCACCAAATAAAAGGAGCGATCCAAATTGGAAAAGATTCTGAAGGTTGTTCAAGGCAGTTATGAACCGAGAGCTCTCAATTTGCAAATGTTCGCCGCAGCCGGCGAAGGAAAAACAAAGTTGGAAAAGCATCTGGAAGAACTCGGCGAAAACACTTCCGGCGGCGCGCACGACGCCGTGACATTCAGCGGTAAAGGCCTCTCTTTTCTGAACCGTCTTTTTAAATCGGCGACCAAAAAGAAACCGGTCGACGATGAGGACGACGACTACGATGACGATGAAGACGAGTTGGATAAAAATGCAAACGGCGGAGACCTCGAAGAGGAAGATGAGGACCCGGATGATCCGGCTGATAAAAACGGCGACGACATCATCTCCAATAGAGGCCAGCGCAAGCCAAAGGATTCGCTGCAAAACGCCGTTTCCAAGTCCATGCACTTCGATGAGATCCGCTTCGAGAAGAGTGTCGAAGATGAATTTGGTGACATCTTGGACGCTACACCGGCTCTCGCAGAACTAGCCAAATCCATGAAAGCCCTCGGCAAGTCGATGAATGGCGCCGTCGCCACTATTCAGGAAGTGCAAGAGCAAAACCTCATCCTTGCGAAAGCTGTTCGCGAGTTGCTGAAATCTCAAGCAGCGATGGCAGCCGACCTGGAACTGGTGAAAAAGCAGCCAGCCACAAGCCCTGCAACCGGCTTTGTCGTTCTCAACAAAGGTGAGGGCGGTAAAGGACGCAAGTTGAGCAAATCCGAGATTGAGGATTCGCTTACTGACCTGATGAATGCGGGCATGGTCGACCCCCGTACTGTTTCGCGGCTGTCCTACCTGCGGAGCGATTCCGAGCTTCGGGAATTTGTCGATAGCCTTCCGCAAAGCGTCCGTGAAAAACTGTAAGGCCGAATCCACAAAAACAGGAGATGATTGAACAATGAATGGAGTTCTCGAAAAAAAGTTCGTAGCGAAGACGTTTAACCAGCTTTGCAAATCGGCGTTCGGCCCCCGTTGGTCGGGAGTTGACGATTATATGAGTCAACTGTCCCAACCGCTGGCCAAGGCTCTCGCAACCTCCGGTATCCCCGGATTTGCTGACGGCAGCAACCTGGTACTGCAAAATCTGGACAGCATTATGTCGTCGGTGCTGTTCGATAAGCGGCACCTCGTCAAACAGCGCTGGATCGAGAGGGTTCCTTCTATCAACCCGGTTTATCAATGGAACCGTAGAAATACCTACGGGTCGACCGTGGCGCCATGGGCTTCGCAGAAGGCGGCATCGGTCCGGTAGGGCTGTCCTCCTGGGCGAGAAACACGGAGTTCGTCCGGTTCTTCGGAATTCAGCGCGGGACGACCGTGATTGCCAACCTGGCCGGCGCGCTTGGCGGAATGTTCGATAACCCGGTCGAAGAAGAAGAATATGACGGTACGATGCAACTGCTTGGCGGCGTCGAGCGCGCTCTGATTTGGGGTAACAATACAATCAAAGATGCGAACGGAAACGACATCTTCTACGACGGGACTTACCGAAAATTGAAAGCTCGCGCGGCTTCTGGCAAGGTATTTCCTAAAAACATCATCGATTTGCACGGCAAGCCGATGAACTTTGACGTCATTTCGGAAATTGCCGCAGAGCTGGCGAAAGTCTTTGTTGTCGATGCATCCAATGTGGCGGGCTTCATTCCGCCAGATCCGCTGCAAACGCTGCAGCTTCTGAAATCGCAAGCTGAGCGTCGTGATCTCGGCGACAATCGGGATGGTGGCTATACTGCCGGTACGCCGATCAACGGATACAATACCCAAATCGGCTTCATTCCGTTCATCCAAGACGTATTTACCGAGCCGGTTGATGGTGGCAAAGCTCCCCTGACCACGGCCGACCCGGGTTCTCCTACCGCAGTTTCGACGGTCACAGCAAGCGCAAGTGCTCCGACAGGCGGGGTAGTATCGAACTGGTTGTCTTCCGATGCCGGTACCGTATACTACACTGTTGGCGCCTTCAACGAGAAGGGCGAATCCGTAGGATACACCTACGGCACCGGGGTCGTCGTGGCGGCCGGCCAAGTAGTAACGGTAACGATCACCAAAGTAACCGGTGCGATCGGATATCGCGTATACCGCGGCCTTAAATCCTACGGCTCTGATGCGCAATGGATCGGCGAAGTCGCCGAGTCTGGTGCCGCAACAACAGCCTTTATTGACGACAATAGCGTCATGCCGGGTACGGATGTTGCAGTGTTCTTCGAGCGCTCCCCGGAGAACCTAGTCATTGCCCAAATGGCGCCGCTGCTCAAGCTGCCTTTGGCCATTCAAAGCACGACAATTCCGTTTGGCCTTCTGTACCTGCACACCTTGGCAATGAAGGTCCCGGAGCGTCAGTTCATGGTCGTAAATATTGGGAAAACCAATTATACGGCTTAAGGGGGGCGTAAATGTTGAGACTCTTCTCTAAGCATCATAAGGAAGTTATCGGTACCGTGCCGGGCTCTGATACTCCGTTCACCGTTACATTCGATGAATCTGGTCATGCCGAAGTGGAAGATGAGGCTGTAGGGACTTACCTCCTGCAGCTTCAAGCCGCCGTTATGGCAGAGCCGTCGAAAGAAGGTGGTAAGGACGGAAGCGGCTCTGGCGGCGGGGAGCAAACCCCAGAGTTGAAACCGGAGGACATGAACGTCCCGCAATTGAAAAAGTTTGCGAAAGATAACGGCATCGATCTCGGCCAAGCAACCAAGAAGGACGAGGTTCTTCCGCTGGTTCAAGCGTACCTTGAGCAAAAGGCCAAGGAAGACGAGGATAAGGCCAAATCTCAAGGCCAAGGTCAAGGAGAAGGCGGCGGAGGGACCGGTGATCAGCAATGATCCTCACGCCTGTCAACGCTAACGCTCGCAGTGCTACACTTCCGTATATGCCGGGACCCGGTGCTGTAACTGCTCAGGCGGCCTTTTATCAGGCCGCCTTTCCTCTTGAATTTCAGTTAATTCAAGGTGCAACTGCGGTAACGCCTTTGCCACTCACGGATTACATTGAAACGCTGGGTCGTAACCAACTGGCCATCCAAGTTAGTTCGTCAAATGGAGCATTTTCCGCATCGGTTTTGATTGAAGCAACGTTGGATGAGCAAAAATGGTTTACACTCGACACCATCAACGCTGAAGGCATAAAGCAGTATTCCGGATTATACAAAGCAATCCGCGCATCGATTTCGTCCTATACTAGCGGTACGATTGATGTTTATGCGATTAGTCAGAAGGTGTGAACAACATGATGGCTGAGACATATGTCCTTCAAGCGTTGCAGCGCGGATTTCAGCAGGTGCAGCAAAATCCTGCCCTCCTGGATGACATTCTTTCTGCTTTAAATGCCAATGAACTCGCTGCAGCCAAAGGTTGGTTTGGAAATTTGAACCTTACCGCGGCCAATATTGCGAATAAAAATCGGCTGATTATTGCTCCGGGTTTCCCTGCGGCCCCGGAGCAACTGCCGTTTATTGGCGTTACAGTCGCTGAAGGTGGTCAAATCGAGGGGCAAACGGGTATCGGCCTACAATATTACACGGTTTCGGATGATGCAGGAAACGTTGTAAATGCCCGCGGCGCGCGCTTTAACGGTTCGATCAAAGCAACCATCTTTACTCCAAATGCGGATCTTATCATATGGCTATCACAAGTATGCCTTTGGGCACTTTTGACTCAATATGATTGGTTCGCTTCCGATGATGGTGGAGGCATGAATGAAATTGTTATCCGAATCGGCGATTATGAACCGCAGCCGATTTTCCTTCCTACCTATACGTTTGCACGCGGCGTTTTTCTTAACGCCGAGTTTGACATTGTCTTCACCACCAGTGCAACACCAATAACCTCATCGATCGTGAGCGGTTCATTTGAGACTTATCAAGGATAAGGGAGGTTCGCTATGACAGTCAAAGGGAACAAGCAGACTGAAGACCCGGCACTTGCTGTTTCGCCCGATCAAAAGACCGCCGCTGTTGGGGATATGGCGGGTGTAGATGCGAATGCGAATTTTGCGGACGCTGATGCTGAGTACATGCCACTTCGAGTATTCGCCGACCAATTTGGATTGAAGTATGGAGTCGAACTCATGGCCGGCTTTTATCATGAGCAAGAAAAGGAAAAGAATTTCGCCGAGTTGGAATCCGTCTGGCATCAAAAAATTGTAGAGTTCAGCAAACGGGAGGTGAGGTAAAATGCCGTGGACTTACGGGGGGCAAACCATTTCGCAGCCTGGTACGATTGTCGTTGCGGATAATTCCGGAATATCGGCGCCTCCGAATACGAATATTAGGGAACTCGTTCTAATCGGGAGTTCCGGCGGTGGAAAGCCAAAAACTGTTTTGACGATTACTGACCCTACCCAAGCGCAGCAACTGCTGGTTTCGGGGCAAGGTCTGACCGCAGTATTGCGTGCTCTGAGGCCGTCCACTGATGACAACCGAACTCCAGGGGTGGTCAAGTTCGTCCGCGTGGATCCGGCTCTGCAATCCACATATAACCTGGTCAATGGGGCTACTACGGTCGTAACGCTGACGTCAGTTGATTATGGCGACTACACCAAGCAGATTTCGACGCAGGTGCAAGCCGGCAGCATTCAAGGACTAAAGGCAACTATTACACCGGCCGGTGGTGTGCCGATAACGCAGGATAATATTTATCAATCCCTTATCAGTGTGCAATATACAGGCGCGGCGGCATCGGGACTTCTGACTGTATCGAATGCCAGCAACCAAATGCAAGGTCTCTCCGGCGCTTCAGGATCGGAAACCGTTCAATGGACGGCGAGTTTTGCGACGTACACAACCGTCCAACAGTTAATTAATTATATCAATTCGCAGCCTGGTTGGACGGCTTCGCTGCTAACAGCCAATCCGAATAGCGCCACGGCGAATGGGATGGATGACGCAACAGCAGTTCCTTGCAAAGCGTCGGCTGCGACGATTACTGGAACACTGCAATCGCTTGTGAACTGGTACAATTCGACTGGTATTGTAACGGCTACCCGCACCGCAAACACCGGACTGTTGCCTTCTACTATGTCGGCGCCGGCATATTTCACTGGCGGTTCCAACGGAACCATTACAAATACGGACTGGTCGGATGCGTATAAAGCGCTCCAAAATGAATCTGCAGCGCGCATTATTACTCCAATCTCAGGCGATTCCTCGATTCATGCAATGGGCGATGCGCATTGTGCGCTTATGAGCGATCCGAAGACGCGTAAAAATCGTGTTCAGATCGTCGGCGGCGTAAAAGGAGAGACCGTATCACAAGTGCTCGCCCGCGCCCAGTTGCTGAATAGTCGTCGCACTACGCTGGTATGGCCGGGAATTCAGGACATCGATCCGTTCACGCTGACATTGACGACCTACGATCCGTATATCGCGGCCGCGCAGGCAGCCGGCATTCTGTCCAGCATGAAGATCACAAATGCCCTGACGCGACAAGTGATAGCGTGCAAAGGGCTTGAGGGAACTTTGCAGCAAACTTTGCTTGATTCGGATTACGACAACCTTACGGACAATGGCGTAATGGCTATTAAGTTCTTCTCGAATACGCAAGGGAATGCATTCCGCTTTGTTCGCAGTGTAACCACCTGGCTGCAGGACAAGAAGCTTGTCAACGTGGAAATCTCATGCGTATGTACCGAGGATTATGTCAATATCCGCGTCGGTGATGCGGTAGATGCATTGATCGGACAAGACGGGGCGCCGGTCACGGTAGGTATGGTTTCTTCTGCAATCGATAGCCAGTGCCGGCAATTGTTTGAAGAACAGGTCCTTGTCGGTGATACTTTGGCTGAATCATACGGAAACATTCAAGTTAATTTAAGCCAAGGCGCAGTTACTTCTAGCTTCAATGCGACAATCCCGGCTCCCTTAAACTTTGCAGGCATTACAACGAAATTCGGCCTCTACTCCTCAAATGCGGCCTAACGATGGAGGGATAGCAAGTGGCAACGATCAATAAACAGGTTCAGTCAGCCAACCTACTTGTGATTCAATTCGATGGCCAGCAAATTGGCATCGTCAATTCTGCTCGATTTTCAGGCGATTTTGGTCTTACTGACGAGTCGGGTATTGGGGATAACGTCGTTGTTGAATATGTGCCAGGCATTGCTCACGTGAACGTATCCGCCTCAGGTATCGTATTGATTCAAAAAAATCTCTTGAGTGCGGGCATCGTACCTTCTTCCAGCGTACGTGATATTCTTCAAGGCAAAGTGTTCGATATCGGTGTTTTCAATCGTACTTCTGGTGCATGGTTGTTAAAGGCAAGTGACTGCAGTGTTGCTTCGATTGACATTGCTATCAACACGGGACGCGCTGTTTCCTTTGACGCATCGTTCAGAGCCCGCGATTTGTCGGGTACATTACTGGGATAAAGGCAGGCTCCCTCGGGAGCCTTGCTCATTCTTTACAAACGGGAGGAGTTTTTAAGTGGATATCTTAACTCAAAAACAAACAACTGTACTTCCGACAAAACTGGGTGAAATCGAAGTACAGATTCCTTCGCTGCAAAAGAAGCTGGACATAGAACGTCGACGCTCATTTTATGCTGGTGGGTTGACCGTGATTTCTCAAAATGGTGCTGAACTGGCGGACATGTTCGCAAGGATGGATGTGGTTATGACAAAGTGCCCTTCTTTGACCAGAGTGAAAAATGACCCGACTTCCTGGGATTACGATGGTTTGTACGACGAAGATGCACTGCGCGATGCTTTCCAAAAGGTGGAAGAGTGGCAAAACTCCTTTCGAAGAGATGTGGCAGGAGAACAAGCGCAAATGGGCAAAAATTGATTGTAAGTCTTATCGGTATCTGTACCGAGTCAAGTATAATGTCCCGCGGCTCCCTGTGGAGCAGACAAATAACCTGACGGAGTACGAGTTTGAATATGAGTTTTTGCTTTCAGAGGCTCATCAAAATTGGCTGGAAGAAGCCAGGAATATGCAGCCATTACAGCAAGATGACGGGAAATTCAGCAGAGCGTTTTCGATGGACAAGGACGAATACGAACACATTGTTAGTCTCGCACAGCAAAATGAGTTCATTGATTTTGAAATTCCGCGGAATGCACCGGAAGGTAGGCGCATGAGCGAAAGCGCGCTAGGTATCTCGCCATCAGAGGCCGACTTTGAGCCTGTAAACCTGGAAGAAGAGTTCTCGGATAATTAGAGGCGGAAGAGAGGGATGAGATTATGGCTGATAAACAAATCGGCATTAAACTGGACGTAAAATCTACGGGGTTAAAGCAGGTCGATGACGCCCTCAATTCCGTTTCTAAAAGTCTGAAAGAAATGAACGGTAAGGTGATAGACCAACAGCAAAAAGGCTGGGGGTCCGAAGCACAAACCAAAGAACTTCGTGAACAGCTGCGATATATGCAGCAAATGCTTCAATTGGCCGAGAGGATGGCCAGAACTCGGGGCATTCAATCTGACAAATTCAGTCAGTATAGCCGAGAAATCAGTTCTATGCAACGGGACCTGGCTGGCGTTCCAACATACCAAAATCCGGGTAGCGGCTGGATGCATAATCGATTTGGTATCGGCCCGGCGTCTGCATTCGATAGAGGCATGACATATGCAAGCCGGATCGGTGCGGGGCTTGTTGCGTTCGATCTGTTAAGTACACTTCGATCGGGAATTTCAACCGGCACCCAGTTGTCGTACGGATATGGTGACCTAGCAAAAAGGATGTCGCCAAGCGGAAGTGCTCTTAAATACGGAATCAATTTATCCAATAGCCTACAGGGATATGGATATGACGATACAGCATTATTGCAAGGCGCAACTACTTATGGCGGCGCAACCGGACGAATGGATAGCGGTCAATTTCAAAAGCAAATGCTGTCCATCTTGCAAACTGGACGCCGTTTTGGACTTGATTTATCGCCGGTTGTTCAGAACTTTGCGGGCATGTTTCAAGCTGGCGTGACCGGTGGGTCGAATCAGCAATTAAGTCCCCAAGAATATGCGAATCTGGTTGCCAATGCAGTTAACCGCGGAAATATGCAAGGAAGGGAGCAGCAACTCCTCAATCAGCTTTCCCAAGTGATTCAGATGGGGGTTTCTCAATCTGGCCAAGCCGGCGATATTCGCCAACTTGGCGGCCTCCTGACGCTAATTAACCGCAGCGGTAATCAGGGATTGATCAGCAATGCGGGAACTGTCATACAGGGTCTAAACAATATGATTACCAGCCCAGGTGGAGGTTACGCCGGGCAGGGTCTTATTATACAGGCACTGCAGCGCGCGAACCCCGGTATGGGATATTTTCAGCTTATGGATCTGGCTTCACAAGGTCTTAGCAATCCTACCAATCTAAAATCTGTAATGAGCTCGCTTTCGAAGTATACGAAAGACAAGGATCAGTTAGCCTACCTGATGAGCCAAATGGGAGGCGGAAATCAACACCAACTCCGTCAATTTCTCGATTCCGCTATGACTCCGGACGGAACCTTTAATCAACAAGCGATCGATGACTTTGCAAAGTCAGCGTTAACCCCACCGGCTCCAGTGCCTCAAAACGATGTCGACTCCGCGAGAAATCGGACTCAAGGAGAAACGCATGCGGGTAATATGGCCGGCCAAGAAACGCTTCAAGGTAGGAGTTATATAGATTCGATTCAGGGAGGTTTGCTTGATCATTTCGGGCCGGCTGCGGTATATGGAGCCGAAGGACTCATGGCATTAAACATGGGATACGGCGCTTATAAATTTGGACGAAAGATTTTTAAGCGCGGAGGAGGTCCTGCTGGTCCAACCGGACCAACTGCACCGACGGAGCCGAATATACCAAGAACGTCAGCGAGGCCATCCACTACGCCTCCACGAACTCCATCGCTTCCCGGAGGAAACATTCCGACCTCAAAGGCACCACTTGGCGGAGGAGCGAGTGCATTGTCGCGAATGTTTGAAATAACTGCACTATTCTCGGCAAATGACTGGGCTGATTCCGCATGGGATTGGATGTTCGGCCATTCGAAGGGTAGTTATAAGATGGGGCATGATCCTTTCCACATGGAGAAATGGACGGACGATCGACCTTCACTTTGGCAACGGTTAACGGGCAAAGGTAACAAAACGGACGAATCGGCATCCAATAATCCAAGCAATTCGAGCGTCGTCGGTTCCACGGTTTCACTGAGCGGCAGCACACTGGCACCAATCGTAGCCAGCACCATCGTGGCACTGGGGCCATATATGGGGCAGCTTAAGCCATATTTGGCTGTAGACAATACCAAAGGGCCCCAGCCAATGAATGACTTGGTTTATCGGGGGCAAGGATTCACCGCAAACGATCTTGTTTACCGCGGAGGCGGTAGCGGGCTGCAATTGGTTAGCATGCCGATGTCAGGCGGCGGAGTGGCTATGCGACCGGCAGGAGCCGGAGGCGGGTCATCTGCTTTTACTGGTTCGGCCAGCTCATTCGTGAAAAAAATGCTTCCTTATGCTCAAAAAGCCTCTATGAGAACAGGACTTCCTGTGGAGTTCATCCTGGGGCAATGGGGTCATGAAAGCGGGTGGGGAACTTCACAAGCAGCCAAAATGGACTTGAATTTTGCCGGGATTAAGCCATGGGACGGTGCAGCAGCTGGCCCGGATTCCACTTATGCTGGCTACTCGTCATTGTCTGATTTTTCAGACGGATACGCCGATTTCCTAATCAAAAATAAGCGATACAAAGGGCTCTTGGATGCAGCAAGAAATGGCGCTAGTGACGACGAATTGGCTAAAATCATGGGCAATACCGGATATGCTGAAGACCCTGATTATGCAAGCAAGTTAAGAGGTGCGATCGGAACCGCCCAGCGATCTATCACGGTTAAAGGCGAGGTGACGATCAACGTCAAGCAGCCAGACGGCAGTACGACACAAGTCAAAGCACCACTCTCAGCAGATTACACAGGAATTGCTATCTAAACGGTGAAAAGGGTGACGATTATGGCGGCTGAGGATTCTGGTATTGGTACAGGAATCTCTTCAGGAAGCAATACTTTTTATACGTTTCCGAGCGTCACGCTTAAAAAGTCCCCGGGAATTCTATTTAACGCTGGCACGCTAAGCAATGTGAGGACTGATCAATATACGATCAAATTGAAGGTAACGATTTATCACAATGGTACGGCTTACGATGTTACGCCGTACATTATGCAATTACGTACTCATATGGGGCTTGGTGAGCCGGCTGGGCGCTTCTCCCTCCTGCTTAGTTTTCAAAAACGCTGGGATAAGTTCGTTCAGGCACAAGACTATGTTGAAATACAATACGCTCGCTATTTGAAAGTGCCGCCGGTTATGATGCGCGCATTAGTCTCAAACGTCAGGCGGACAAGGATCATGGACGAGTCGGGTAAACTGCACCGGGTCATTACGATCAATGGTGAGAATTACGGAAAATTGTGGAAGCAATATGATATTAATTACTTGGTGAGTCTGCCCGGACAAACCAACCTCGGGGGTGTCGATACGGACCCGGCCGCCGGACTTATGTTCCCTATGCTGACTGAAAACTACGGCATCGGAGCACAGGACATTGGCGGCCCCGTGGCCCCGGGGGATTTAATGCAAGGCATTACCGATAAAATGCTCAATGCGCAAGTGCGCGTCATGCAGCAGATCAATCCACAAATGCCTTTACTAAAATGCATCCCAACCGTGCTGCCGGAATATCAAATCAACTGGCTGCAGATTCAGCAAGTTCAAGGCAAGGCGTTTTCTTTGGTTCAGCAGTTCGGTAACGCTCCATGGTGTGAATGGATCATCGACGATTTTACTGACGGTGCTGTTTTTTTCTACCGGAACACGCCGTTCAAAGGTGAAGACGGTCAATACATTTTCCCGGAGTCGGAGCCGGATAAGGACTACTTCCTTTACCCGGTAATTTCGGACATTGACATTATCGAGGAGGATGTCGGGAAAAGCGACGGTGAGACATACTCGTACTTCTTCACTTATCCCAGTACGTACTTGATCGATCAGTTTGCATTCAAGGCCCAAGCTATCGCAAGCGAGGGAATCGATTCATTGGCTGAAGAAGCCGATCCGACCACAATTACGAATCCACATGTGGTACTAGACCATCTATATCGATATGGTTTTCAAAAACTAGAACTGGGCTCACCATGCATTCAGACGAATGACTTTGATACCGGTCTTGCTTTAACTCTCAAGTTGAACCGATGGCTGGTGAAGGCGTTTAATTGGACGCCATTTATGTATAACGGCACTATTCGGATGAAAGGAAACGAGCATATGCGAATCGGCCGATACTTTTTGAATACGAGCACGAATGAAGAATATTACATCGAATCAGTCGATCACGTGATTACGATCGGGCAGACGGATTCGATTGGGAACGATAATGTATATAATTTTCAAACCACGGTTGGAGTAACAAGGGGGCGCGAATTGAAATGAAGATGGGTGATTCGGCAGCGCATACCCACGCTGCTCTTTCCGGAATACCAATTGATCCTAGAGCAGGTTTTGCTTATGAAGGAAAGGTTATGGCTATTAATCCGGCTGATTCGACAGTAGACATTCGGCTTTTTAATGGACAACCACTTCGCCGCGTGCGGGTATTATTCAATTCGGCGAATACGGTGGCAGGATTCAGATACTTAGCTTCGGTGCAAAATAATGCCCCCCAAAATACACCCTCGGGAGTCATAGACGACGGGGTTTTGACGCACCTGGCCGACACAATTGCAACGATTATTTACGTTCAAGGTGATACGTTATCGCCGCGCGTCATTGGATTTTCATTTCCGCTGGATGCGCAAATGCACATAAATGAGCAAGGTTTGGCCATGTTCCGGCATGAATCTGGGGTGTACTCCTTAATCGATAAAACGGGACATCATGAAACTCACTATCCGGATGGTTCCTACATCATAGCGGCGCCGGATACCTCTCCTAAGCCGATTGGAAGCGAAGGGCAGCCATGGAATCCTCCTACCGGTGCCCCGAATATCAACATCACTATACATCTTGCACAAGGATTCGATATCAGCATTAAAAATGGTGTGCTCTCATTAGCCGGTGGTACGAAAGGTGTGGCGCGCGTCGGGGACTCGGTACAAGTAAACGTTGGCGGCACCATCTACACTGGTACAATTACGGGCGGTTCAAGCAAAGTGATAAGCGGATAGGAGGATGACGGTTATGCCGAATCAGTATGATCCGCCACGGACGCAGTTTAATCGAAATTTAACGATACGATTGTTAAAAAAAGGGACATTGGTTGATTCCTTTACCTTCCCGATTAAACCTGGTGAATTTCAGTCTGATCACCCGGCGAGGATGAGTACGACGCAGACTCTTCAGGGAGCGTATCAGGACTTCGGAGGTCTTGGTGTGCAAAAACTCACCTATCAAGGCCACACAGGTTGGCGACGTAGAGCTCCTAACGCACCGAATGACGGTTTTGAAGTGTTCCAAGCTTTATATAATCAAACCTATAAACAGTACCACAAACTAATGCAAGAAGCGGACGATCCTTCGCAGGTCAGTTGCTTGGTGATCGATGATCTCTACGATACCGTTTATGAGGTTAGTCTGGATGATTTCCAGGCAATCAAAAGCAGATCGACACCTTTATTGTATCACTATATCCTCCACATGACCGTAATTAATACGCAGCAAAAGGCAAGAGACCCGAAGGATTATTTGGGTTTGCAAGTCCAAATTAATGACCAGATGATCACGGCTGATACCATCAATCAAGCACTCCAGAGCCTCATTCAATATGGAGGCACGGCTCCAAGAACATATTTGGTGCAGCGAGACGATAGTCTTCAGTCTATTGCGAAATCCTATGGGGTCGATCCGCTGAAAATCGTACAAGCAAATGGACTGCAGCCGCCATATATCTTTAATCCTGGGATTGTTCTGAACATTCCATATTAAGAGGGTGGAAGAGTTGACGACCACGCCGGCCCAGTTTACGCAGCAATACGTTTTGTCTATTTATCCATGCTTGAATGCTTGGACGTTATTCGCTCAGAAGGCATTTGTTCATTTATTGGACTACTCACCGACGGCCTGCTCTCAGGTATCCATGATAAGCCAGGCTGCCATGAAAACATTCGATTATATCCAGCAAAACGAACCCAAAGCCTGTGTGATTCGGGTCATGAGGATGATGAACGATTTATATGACTCCGCATGGCGAGGGTGGACCGGCTTTTATGCGCAATCAACAAGGGCAACTGGAACTCGGGAATTATCATTGCAGCCTATCGTTCTTCAGGGTATCTCTTCCTTTCAAAACTGGGACATTGCGCTTAATGCAACCCCTGCATTCAATCCACCGGACCTTTTAAATAACATGCTTGGAGGCGTTACGCCGTGAAATTATCGACCTATACCGTGGCACAAGGAGATACGCTGGAGGTTGTTTCAACAAAACTACTTGGCTCAAGAGACCGCGTATCTGAACTAATTCAGATCAATCGATTGCGTTATCCTTATATTTCTGATAACCCAATCGATCAATTTGCACGACCAAAAGGCAATGTATTTTTGACCGAAAAAGTGAGTGCACCGACTTCGTTGCGTATAAATAACTCGAACAGTATCGTGATTGCTCCGAACGATACTGTTTTTTTGTTGCAAGGAGATGACTATGGCTCCGCAATTGTAGAAGCCGTAAACGGAAATACGATTGTTTTGTCCTCCGCCATCCAAGGTAACTTTGACCAGTCGGCCATTGCCATTATATATGCGAATCAAGAAAACGTAACTACGCAGGTGCTTCGTACCGGCGATACACTACTATACCCGGTAAACTCGCAACAGAACTCTGGCATGAATACGTTAGTTTTTGGAACTGATTGGAGATTGGACGATAATGGTTTTTTACAAAAGCAAGACGGGGATATTTCAACAATAAGCGGAGCGGACAATTTGACCCAAGCGTTAAAGATGCGTTTCAAAACTCCATTGGGAGCACTTAATCTTCATCCTGACTATGGAAATTCGTTGTTTTCGATTCTTGGTGAAGCTGGGGCTCCATACTTTAAGTCGCTAGCCAGCCATTATTTAGAGCAGTGCGCTTTACAGGACATAAGAGTCCAAAGTGCTAAGATATCTGAATTTATCATTACGCCAGAAGCATTTTTTGCGACAGCAACGATTGTTCCCGTTGGGTCGCAAGACCCGATTAACCAACCGATCACTATACCGATTGGGGGCAGGTAACGATGCCTTATTCGCCGCTTGATGAGGCGCAAATCGTAGCCAATATGATCAATACTTACGTGTCTTTGGTTCAAACGACAGATGACATCAATCCGGGAAGCGTGCTGCGCTCGTGTTTTGAGGCATTTGCTCAGGAACTGAAAAAACTTTACTCCAACATCACCGACGAGGCAGCTCAAACACAAAATCTCGCCATGTATTCGGTGTTCAAAAATTTTGCATTATTGCCGGCACAGGCGGCTTATACCATGGTTACCCTGACCGTAACACCAGCCCCAACAACGGACACGCCCATACCCAGCGGTACGACGTTTTCGGTACCTGGAACGAACATTCAGTTCAAGACGCCTGCCGTCATCAATTGGCCGGCAAATAGTACGTCGGTTTCGGTCCGTGTTGTGTGCACGCAAACAGGCACCATTGGAAATGTGCGCGCCCATACGATAACGAATCTTGTTACGCCCATTCCCGGACTGCAGAATGTCACCGTAACCAATCCCAAGGCAGTAATTACTGGCACCGACTTGGAGACGGAAGACCAAAGAGCTAACCGATTCCAACAACATATCAACTCGTTACACCGCGGCGATAAAAACTCCATTCCTTATGGGGCGAAGACGACCCGAATTATAGACGCTTATGGCTATGTCTCTGAGCAGGTTGTTAAGGCACAGTTGGTGGAAGGAGTCGGCTCCAATGCACTCTATATTGACAACGGAACCTATGATACCTCTGATGCGCTTGTCACTCAGTGTCAACAAGTCATTGATGGATATATCGATTCAAGTGGCAATATTGTGATTGGCTATAAAGCTGCTGGCATACCGACGACTGTTCAAAAAGCCCTGCTTCAACAGTTGACGATTGCCATTAAAGCAACACCAAAACCTGGTTATACGTTTGCCATGATTCAGCAGTCCATCGTGGACAGTGTTACGAAACTGGTGCAATCGCTTGAAATCGGATCTCCTTTGACCTTAAATGCTCTCAATCTGGCGATCGGAAACACGCCGGGCGTTCTTAATTTTCAGCTTTTGGCGCCGACGGCGGATGTCGTCCCTTCGACCGGAACATTGCTGCAGCTTGGAGCAAACCAACCGAATGTCACAGCTGCGTAGAAGGGAGCTGCTGAGCGGTAATGCTAAGAGAAATTTTCAATAATTTGCACCCAGCCATCAATAGGGATCCGCAAGAGACGGGGGCCATCCAAATCACTGCTGCGAGTGGAAAGGCGATCATCCAAAACGATATTATGCAACTCACCGGGCCGACGACATCGGCCCAGTTTAATTTGCGGTCATATACTCTTGAGACATTGGCTCAGGATATTAATGCTCTTGGTGGATTCACGGCGACGACGCTGATGCCGGGCACATTATCCGCTCTTGTTTTACTTGATGGGACATATTCGTTGCCGTTTACGATTCCGATGTTCACATCATTTCTCTGGCAGTTTTTTAAGCCGGTGGCTCTCGCTCTGGTCGATGCTCTTGGGGCAGAGAATCAAGCTCTATTGGAAATGGTCCTAACCTCATCCGATGGGGCATGGCTCAATGAATTCGGCGAAACGTTGTTCGGGATTTATCGTCAAGATGGAGAGCCAGACGAGCTCTATGCGATACGTATATTTGATTTTGCCTTGGCGCCGCGGATCAATAATATGGCGATCAAAAAAACGCTACAGGATTTAGGTTATAACGCCAACGTCACCGATAACGGACCTGCAACCTTTGACGTTGACGTTGTATTGCCTTCGTCACCGCCCCAAGGCTTCGTATATTCGTATTCGCAAATCGGAGACTTGGTTGGTCTTTTAAAAGCAGCAGGCACCACTGCCAATATTATTCTATCGAGCGGCTTGACGGATGGAATAACGTTATCGGAAAGTTTAACGTCAACTTTGCGACCTTCTTCATGGGTGTGGGAGTCATTTATTTGGGATCAATTTACATGGGGGTGAACCAGTTGACGAAAAAATTCAGAGAAGGTGTCCATATTTTAGACAACGTAACCGTCACTCTTACGGATACCATTACCGGAGAGAAGACGGTTTTTTCTTGCCATAATATCGAGCTCAACTATACTCTGTCTGCCTTAAGTCAGTGGATTTCGGGAAAAAATAACGTCGGCTACCAACCTGTTTTTCCTCCAAGTAGATGCTCACTCGGTAGTGGATCAGGTACGCCGGCAAAGACAGACACCAGTTTATTCACACCAATCCCCAATAGCACGATATCCATGTCTAGTGCGACTCCCGATTCGCCGGCAGTCGGCACAACGACATTCATTTTTCAGTACCCAGCAGGCCAAGTGACAACGCAAGTGACTGAGGCCCTAATGAGCGATGTAAACGGTAATGGATGGTTTCATTCTAAATTCGCCTCACCATTTACACCTTCAGCATCACAAACAATAACTGTCCAATGGCAAATCACATTCAATTAAGTAGTAAGGAGGGACGATCCAATTGACGAACCTGTATCGAGTCGGTGGAAATGGTAATCCTTCGGATGCGAATCAAATAATCGACGCCTTAAGAGGAGAAAACGACGTCGGTGTTATTCAGGCGTACCCGAAAATCAATCCTCCCGGAGCCATAACAGCTGCAATCAACACGACCACAGGTAATTTGACAGGGGACTATCAGTATAAGGTTGCATTTATTACTGGCTATTGGAAGGGGCCAGTAGGAACAGGGACCCTTTATACGCAAGGAAACACAGGTGGAGGACCTGCAAGTAACACGGTTTCGCCAAGTGGGCAGCAGGTCAATTTGAGTGGAATCCCAATTGGCGGTACAGGTGTTGTCGCCAGAGCAATATATCGCACCAAAGCCGGCGGTTCAACGTTCTATTTCCTCCAGCAAATCAATGATAATGTATCTACAACCTGGGTGGATAATATCGCTGATTCCGCGCTTACCCAAGTGATGCCAACCACGAATACAACCGGATCTTATTTTTCTGGTGATGGTCATGGACTTACGAATTTGCAAGGTGTGGTGTTACCGGATGGCAGCATTCCTATGACCGGTCCGCTTACGCTCCCTGGCGACCCTGCACAGCCTTTGCAAGCCGCCACAAAGCAGTATGTAGATAGCTTCAGCAATTCGATTCCCGCACCGACGCCCATCTCATTATCAAACGGACAGCAAATCATTACCACAACAAAAGCCGGGATGATGCAGAATTTCAAGGTGCTTGGACGGACGTTGGTGAATTTGCTCGGGCGGCTCGGCCTCATGGCGACTACAGGGAAGATGTACTTGTCCAGCGTCACCGAAGCATTTGATACAACGAACTATGCCATAGGTACTGCCTCGTTAAAATACACAGCGAGTGGCACAACCGCGGTTGATCATTACTTCAACTTCGGGGCACCCTACGTACCAATTACAGCAGGGCAGTATTACTTGCTTGTGGCGATGGCTAAACCGAATGTTGGTCAAGCCCGCATGCGGGCTATTGTCTGGAATGGAGCCAGTGGCGGCACAGTCCTGCTAGACAACAGCGCAGATTTTACCGATACGACCAAATTCACGTCTAAGCATATAGCATTCCAAGCGCCGACGAACTCGGTAAGCCTCGAAGTACGCGGGCATGTTTTAAATGCGTCGGGAGCAAGTCAGTACATCCCGGCAGGGACAGCCGAGAACGCCAACTTTAATGGGTATAGGCTGTTCGCACTTACGCAAGCGCAGTACAACGAAATAGCGACCTTAACTGAAGATCAAATCGCCGCTAAGTACCCATATGTGAACGACGTGAAGCATCTGAGTGGGCTTTATGTGATTCGGTATGGCGAAAATTTGCTTGATAATTCTAATGTCGTTGCTGATGTCACTAATGGCGGGACGAAGACAATCATCGATCCGTACACCATGAGCATCAGTAAGACTTCGACAAGCAGTTCCGATGCGAGGTCTTTGTCTGTTCCCGTGGTGGCAGGGCAAAACTACGTGTTTACGTCGAACCTCACGATTAGCGGTTACGGCGGATCAGGCGGCGCGTACATCCAACTGAATTTTTACGACGCGAGCGGTGCGCTAATTGGAACGCAGCCAGCGAGCGCAGTACAGACTGCGAATGGTACTTATACGCTGACTGCAAGCGGTCAGGCTCCGAGCGGTGCCGTTTCTGTACTTGCTTATTTCCTCATAGGCACAAATCCGACAGGAACATTCACATGGTCCAATTGGCGACTCAACATCGGCACCGTGGACAAAGGATTCAAACAGCGCAACGATGACATGATGGTGTTCCCGGTTTCGTTCCCGATTGGATCGAACGTAGACCAGTCTGTAGTAGATGAAATTTATCATCGTGACGGGCGATACTGGCGAGAGAATCGGTTCGTCAAGGATATGGTGCTGGATGGGAGCTTGTCGTGGGCTTATAGTGCAACGGCTACCGGTTACAAAGAGGTAAAAGTTCCGTTCACCAACCAAGCATCGGGAAATAAGCAGACGGTAGTTAAGTACGATGGTAAGATTTTAGTCAACGTTTCTTCACCTACTAGCGGTGATCAATGCGCGATGGATGGTTCTTACCTATACGTGGAAGTTTCCTCCGCAGACACCGGTTGGGGCGACTCGTACACGCCGACAGCAGCAGAGATTCAGGCGTATTTCTATGGCTGGAAGATGTACTTGTCTGGTTCTTATCCAACCGTCTATAACGGAACTGGAACAAAAGCGTGGGTACGAATCACAGATGGCCAAGCGGCTACCTTAACGCTTCCTACATCGTACGCGAGCGGAGGCCCGCCATACATCCCTTACAAGATCACCTACCAACTCGCCACGCCGACATGGGACGATCTAACCGAAATCATGGAGGGCGAGATCCACCTGCTGGAAGGTCCGAACATGGTCGAAGTCGGCGTAGGGATGATTTTGCGGGAGCGAATACAAGCTCTTGATACGAATAACACAGTTGGAGGGTATTTTAACGGTTCAGGAAATACGCAAAGCTTCCCGAAACATCCTGTCAACAAGATAATTGCTCTATATGGAAATGGAGCCAATACTTCGGCAACGATAGCAGCAATAGCTAGTGGGGCGGCGAATCAAAACATTCGGGGTTTACAACAGGCTTATATCCCGTTCTCAAAATACGACCCAACTGCCACCTACGAAGCGACATACCAAGCACTCGACCAATACCTGATCACACCGTCTGCTGTTACGACGATCACGGCTGAGTACGACACGAATATCAAGACGGTGCTGGATCGGTTGGGTCAGTCTATGGCGGACTATGGACAGCGGCTTTCGGTTGCAGAGATGTTGGCAGCGCGGACGTTCCAAGTGCCGTTCAAGACGCTCCAAAGCATAACGTACTATGTAGATGGCACGAACGGGAGCGATAGCGGGGACGGAAGCGCAGCAAGACCATTTAAGACCATCGGAAAAGCTGTTTCGATGATTCCCCAAGTGCTGAATCACACGTATACGATCAGTATTGCTCCGGGGACATACGCAGAAGATGTACTTATTGTAGGAATCGTTGGTTCTGGCCTATTAGTGATTCAAGGCGACTCTATGGTTTCGACCAGCCGTTCCGTTCAGTCCATTTATGTGCAAAATTGTGGCGCTAGAATAACCATAAAGGGCATGAACTTCACCACAACAACAAGGAACTGTGTGGACACTGCTGCCTGTGCATATGTCAACGTGCAATACTGCAATATGGTTTCAAACAATACCCAATGGGGCATCAGAAGCGGTGCTTCTACGGTCTACGCTTTTGCTAATACCATATCGAATCAGACAATCGCTTTGATCGCAGACTCGGGTGGCACGCTCTACTCAGAAAACAACAATGGTAATAACAATCAAAATGCGTTGTATGCTTACCTTGGTGGTAAAATCGCAACTGCGGGGACACAACCAACGGCTGCATCGGCGACAAATAATAGTTATGCTCTCAGTGGTGGAATGATAGTAGGAAACCCTGTCGTCAACCCTTGGGGAGACAACACGCTTTCTAGTCGTAGCAGTTCGAGGGCTAACCATACAGCACAACAAAGCTTGTCAGCTAACGTTGCTACAAAGATCGTTTTTAACAAACAGTACGACAACCTCGGTGAACTCGACTCCAACGGTAGATTCACGGCAAAGCACAGCGGGGAGTATTTGTTTACTGTTGGTCTAGGGTTCGTTTCCAACGCAGCGAGCTTTATCGCCCAGTTGTGGGTTTACGTAAATGGGACACAGGTTGATCAGGTAGCTTGGCTAGGTGTGTACTCCAATTTAAGTTATTCGACTTTTCCTGTCTCCGCATTCAAATGTCGTCTCAACGCGGGCGACTATGTGGAGATTTATGTAATACCTTCTATCACGATAAGCACTAATCCTGATAACAGGATCAGCTTCTTTGAGGAGACACAGATAGCTTAAAGGTAAGGAGGAGTTAAAAGTGGATATTGTCAAAGCTATTCAATACCTGCATCCCAATTCCGTACCATTGCGTGATTTTATGGTTCAAGACGACAGTGACGGAAACGGCCCATACATCGCCCAATGGAATGTGAAAGACGCAGACGGAAACGACGTACCACAACCAACCGATGAAGAGCTTCAGGCTGCATGGGAGTCTATGCAGCCCTCCGAAGCCGATTTACTCGCTGCTGCTCAAGCTGCCAAGAAAGCAGAAGTCAGCGCAGCCGTCGCTGCAAAGATAACGGCAGGATATCGATCGACGGTAGTGCTCGCCAGCACAGGCAAGGCGCATTTTTACGGAACCGATCTTGTTGACCAGCAGAACATGACGGCAAGTCGTGTGTGGGCGGATAACCATCCGACGGAAATTGTGAAATATCGACCACAAGATGAACTTGCTCGAATCGATCATACTCACGATGAATTTGTGCAAATATCGACGGCGGTGTTCGATCGAATTAATTGGTATCTTGATCAAGGCTATGCCTACTACCGGCAGATTTACGCGCCGGTCGCGACCGTGGATAGTGTGAATGCAATTCAGGTCGTCATTAACGATCCGTAGGAGGCGTGATCTGTAATGGACATTCGACCTGCTGACCTTATTCTCGTCCGCGGCGAAGACTTGATCGGTAACACGATCGAGCTCATCACGCACAGCCCGTACAGCCACGTTGCGGGCGTGGTTAAACCGAACGAACTATTCGAGGCTCAGGCATTCCGGCGCGCCGGATACCAGGGCCTCGATTTTTATGCCGGCAGAGTTGACGTTTTTACGTGCGACGAGTTGACGGACGAGCAGCGGGTGCAAATCGTAGCCGAGGTCGAGAGGTATGATGGGCGACGCTACTCCTATTTGCTGCTTCTGTGGGAGCTGGTCCGATATGTTTTCGGTCTTGCATTGTTGGCACCGAAAGATTGGCAGCCGGTGATCTGTTCAACACTTTGGGTACGGGCATATCGAAAGGCTGGCATTGATCTATGCCCCGGCGTTCGTTTTCCCTCACCGGCTGACATGGCAGATTCGCCAAAACTAAGGAAAGTAGGTGCTTATTGAGTGGAAAGAATTTATAATTTGAAACCGGATAAACCAGACACACGCGACTTTGTTTTTCGCTCAAACCGGTACGATACCGGAGCCGACCTACCGCCGGAAGTCGATCTCCGACCGCACATGTCGCCCATAGTCGATCAGGGCGCGCTCGGCAGTTGTACAGCGAACGCAATCGTGTCCGGCTTGCGTGAATACCATCTAAACCGAGACGCCAAGCCCTACGCAGCGCTTAGCCGTCTATTTCTATACTGGCATGAGCGTGAGCTCGAAGGGACGATCGATGAAGACTCCGGCGCCTACATCCGCGACGGCATGAAGGTGCTGCAGCAGCGCGGTGTGAGCCCTGAACTCCTGTGCCCGTACGACATCCCCCACTTCCGTGACCAGCCGTCGGCTGACGCCGAGCAATCGGCCGGCGCCTATAAAGTGCTCGAATATCACCGCGTCATCGACTACCAGTCGTTAAAGGCTGCACTGGCCGAGGAACTGCCGGTCGTCATTGGCATTGCCGTTTACGAGTCTTTCGAATCGCTTGATGTATGGAGCTCTGGAATGATTCCGATGCCGAAGGCGAGCGAGAAATTACTCGGCTATCATGCGGTCCTTGCGTGCGGATATAAGACATTTTCAGACGGTGTGGAATATATTTTATGCCGGAACTCATGGGGCGCGAATTGGGGGCAATTCGGTTACTTTTGGCTGCCAGCGACGTACTTCACAACGGACGGGCTGGTTACGGACATGTGGACGGCCACGACGCGGATCGGCGAGAACGACATCACCTTTGAGCAGGCGATCGAGCTATTCGTCAAAGAAGGTATTTTCAACTCGCTCCCATTCTGGCAAAACTTCGAGGCCAAGTATAAAGCCGGCCAGCTCACAAATGCCGATTTCGAATTCGTGTTCTTGGGCTTCCGGAAGTTAGCGGCGCGTGACATGAACAGGGGTGAATAACGGTATGTCGCAGGAGGATCTGCTTGTGAAAGAAATCCGGGAACTTAAGGATGAGTTTAGAGAAGCTCGCCGAGAGAGTCAGGATTTGCGCGATCGCATGGCGCGAATGGAAGGTAAAATTGATGCAATGTCGACTGTGAAGGAAACGGCCGAAAACGCTAGGTCGCTCGCCGACAAAGCCATGGATCACGCCAGGTCTGCCCATCACCGTATTGACGAGATGCGCGAGGATAACACCGAAGATCGGAAGGACACCGAGAAAGACATTGCCGATGTAAAGGACGACATTAAATGGCTATGGAGGTATGCTATTACCGCATTAGTCGCTGCACTTGTGGGCATGGTAGGCGCATTATTTAGTTTCATCGGAAAGAAGTGATTCAATTGGAACTTTTCAGAAGTCCTGTTTTATGGATAACGGTCCTGCTACAGATGGCAGGGCCGGTTCTTTTTGGATTCGATAAATGGGCCAATGTCATACAGTACCTTAGCGCCTTTGGAATGGCCTATGCAGTTCACGAGTATTTTGTCCGGCATCGTCGTGAAATCGAGCACCTGAAAAAGCAAATCGCTCACTTACATGAGAAGCATGATCAGCTGAAGGAGGTTATGAATAACAGTGAATGAGCAAAAAATTGTCGCAGCCCATGCAGAGACACGAACTATCAAGGTCCGCGTCGTCGATCCGGATCATGCCGGCCGGGTCGAGTCAGAAGAATTCAAAGACGCGAAACGCCGGTTAAGAGAGGATGGCCATTACAAATGCTATATTTGCGGCCGTGAAGTTACCGAAGCGCACCTGCAGGTACATCACCGGGCCGCCGAGTACATGTTCGGGAATATCGTCGACTTCGACTTACTCAAAGCGTTCTGCGAGGAGTGGGACATTTATGGCTACGGTCGCCTACTCAAGCACAAACCGATGACCACGGTCGACGACGTGCGTAATCAAATGGTGCTCTGTTTGTCTGGGGATGCCTTGGTATTGATGGCTGATGGATCGAAAAAGCTAATTGAACAAATAAAACCTGGAGAATTTGTTATCGGTGGCGATGGACTTCCCCACAAAGTAACAAGAACCTTCTCCAGGTTATTTGATGGAGACCTAATCGAAATTTCTCCTGAAACGTTCGCTACTCCAGAACACCCGATATGGACTTCCCGAGGGTGGGTGGCCGCCGGAGAGTTGCAAGCGGATGATTTCGTTTATACTGTCGCAAAGGATGGGAATGGCGAGTTTTTTACTCTTCAAAATCTCGTCGGAGAATCTTACAGTGGTAAATCCTTTTTTAGCCAAGATCATATCTCGGAGCCCGTCCTTAGAGGCATGTTTTCTGTGCCAGTAAGCCCCATCGACTTCGATAATGATGTTGAAGTCGATAAGCAAAGCAACTGCGATAAACGCTCCGATCGCAACATATTTCCGGAAGTTAAGCTGACATTCTTCCAACGCTTCGTAAAGCCATTTTTCAAGACAAGTAGACGATTTATCCTCAGCCAATTTAGCAAGACTTTTAGAGCGCCTATCGACGTAAGAAGCGTCTTTCCACATGCATTCTCTGGAGCACCATTTTTGCGTAGCTCTCTTTTGACGAAAACTGCTCCCGCAAATTTCGCAGTTACCGGTACGAGGAATTCTTCTTTCTCTGTTAGATTCATTCAAGGTAAACAGTCGGCATTCGTCAGAGCAAAACATTCTCTTTTCGGCGATAATGCCCGGTTTCGGGTGAAACACTTTATTGCACCGTTCGCAGGTTTTGGCAACTGGCTCAAACTTTCGATGAACCTTGGAATGTCTCTTCGAGGTGCATTCACGAGAACAAGCGGAATATCGATGTTCCAAACTTTTAGGAACAGCATACCTTTGACCGCAAATGGAGCAGGATTTGATGACAGGAGTGTCCCACTTTTTAGAGGCTGGCCTTCTGTCAACAACTCCTTCCGGGATCGCGGCCGCAGCCTTATCGGCAGCAATCCTTTTTTTAAGTTCGTTTCCGCATTGATATCCGCACGTTCTAACTTTGGAGTAGACGGAGAAGAATCGAGAGCCGCAAATGATACAGTTTTTCCATCGCAGATCTCCTTTAACAAAGTCCCGGCCGGCCAACTTAACAGATCGTTTGTCCATGACTTTATTGTATACGATTTGGAAGTTGAAGGGGCACATTCTTTTATTGCTGGAGGGATTATTGTTCATAATTGCCAGGAGCATCACACCGGCGTCGATCATGAGGACGGGGGCAGCGCGGAGGGCATTCATTATCTACCATTTCCGGAGTGGATTATGCAGAAGCTTGCGATCCCCGGCGCGAACCCGGTACCGCAGAAGGGCGAGACGTTCGAACAGGCGATTGAGCGGGTGAAGGCTCACGAGCGGAAGGATGAGATAAATGCAATCTCGTAACCCGAATAATAGTCGCGGAATTGACATTTCGCATTATCAGACGGTTTCCTCCTGGCAGCGTGTTCGCGATTCCGGAATTGTCGACTTCGTTTATGCCAAGGCATCGCAGGGCATTAGTTGGGTCGATTCATCTTTTCTTACCCACGTTGCCGGTGCGCGCTCCGTCGGGCTGCCGGTGGGCGCCTATCATTATCTCGATGCCGGTGATCAAGCGACGGCCATCGCCGAGGCGGAAAATTTCGCGATGGTCATCGCTGGATTACCGCTCGAACTTGACCCGGTCGTCGATGTCGAGGATGCAGCAAACACGGCAGAAGCGGCGCTCGCGTTCCTTCAACGATTTGAAAAAGTAACCGGTCGCCGGCCGATGGTATACACCTACCCGTCATTTATCGATGAGAAGCTGAGTAATGCTCTGGCGGATTACCGGCTTTGGTACGCTTATTACAATGCCGACGGCACGCCGGCGGATCGGGGCGGCTGGACGGAATGGACGTTCCTACAATATTCGGAGAAAGGTTACGTGCCGGGTATAGACGGACCGGTAGACTTAGACGAATTTAACGGGAGGGTGGAAGACGTGTTTAACGAAATCAATAAACTGCAGGCACAGTGTCAAACGTTGCTGAACACGGCGGAGGCGCACATCGAACGGATTGTGCAACTCGAAGGGGCCGTTAAGCAACTCAACGAAAAAAACAACATGTCGTGTCCGGATTGGGCGAAGGATGCCATTGTCGCGGCGATGAATACGACATTGCCGAACGGCCAGAAACTCGTCGATACTCCGGATGGTGGAAGCTACGATTTCTACCGCTTGGTGACGATCCTGCACCGAGCCAATATAATTTAAGGCTTGTGTTAAAAGATCCTTGCTGAGTGCAGGCAGGGATTTTTTTTCATCGGTTTTACTTGCCTTCGGGCAGAAAAATAAAAAATCAAAAGGAGATGTTTTTTCATGCATGACTTTCTTCAACCGTATCTGAATGATGTCGTCAACGCCGTCGTCGGTCTGGTCGCCGCCTTTATTGTCGCCGCGATCGTTAAACTCCGTACGAAATTGAATACGTACATTGACGCCCATACGACGTCCGTGCAGCGCTATCTGCTGCACTCAGTCGCAGCGGAAGCTGTAGCATATGCCGGCACGGTGTTCAAGGAGCAGGGTGGCGAGCAGAAACTCGATAATGCTTTGTCTTATGTCAACACTCATTTAAAGCCTTATGGCATATCGTTTACCGAAGCGGAGCTCCGCGGTGCAGTCGAGAAGGCGTATGCAGATTATCAGGCGAAGACAGCGGGCGCGAATGCACCGGCACAGGTACCAGTTACACCAGTGGCGCCGACCCAAACAGCTTAATTATGTAAAAAGTGATCCCCGCAGACCTTGTGGTTGGCGGGGATTCTTTTTAAAAAATGATTGAAACTCGTCCCTCCTCAAAATCCCAAGATTACATATCCTTCTTTCACGAATTGTGGGTCGTTGAGAATATAAACGATGAACCGCCCCGTCTCCTCGCCAGTATAACCTGTTGCTGGATCGTACTCTCTTAACCACAGTAAGTCACCGACTTTAAAGTCCCGATCATTTTTCCTAACTTCAAATTTTTTTCTTCCGCTGGCGACTTCTCGGTAATATCCAGGCCCCGTTTTCAACTCGTGTATATTGTCCCATAACTTAGGTATGTAATGTTGTTCCCTATTGGATTGATCGGAATTTAGAAGATCGACTATATTCTCAACCTCTTCCTCGTTCCTTACAGCTCCCGCATGAAGCCATAGGATAACGCGACCATCTCTTAAAATAGCTTGCGCGTGGCCGGCATCGTTACGTTCAATGGTGAATGTTTGATTCATACTTTTTCCTTTCTTTATGCTGTATAGTTAAGAACATTGCCTTACATCTGTCTGCTGCAGAGGCGTGGATAAGGGACAACATGTCGTCAATGGAGGGCGAAACGTCAACGTCAACGTCCAATATGTCGGCGAGGTTCAAAAAGTAATATCCGCGCGTTTCAGCATCCTGCATGATCTTTTCTTCTGCTTCCATGGCTGCGGAGATGTCGGATGTGGGGAAGATCGGCGGCCATTCCGACCATCCCATTGCTTTTACAATCCACGCATCACGTTCTTGTTCACTCATTGCTTCCCAAGTCATGGGTTATCTCCTTTCCAGCCGTGCGATTCAACACCTCGCGTTTACCGTCCCATTTCACTTTTGGGAACTTGCCGTGCCACTTTCCGCCTTCCGGATTCGGTCTGCCATCCGCATACTTATCAGGCATACACTCTGTGCAGAGGGCAGTCCCATGCGGGTACGTCGGGAAGGCAACGATGTTCTTAGCCCAATAATGCCCGAGAGCCGTATTCTCGACACATCCGCAGTTGTCACAAACGAATAATCCCATTGGTTATCTCCTTTCCCTTCATTGGCCCGATATCGGCCTCTGCGCTGCGCGCAAACCTTACTCGATGGACTTTGGCTCAACAGTGCAGCATTCATCGAGGTCACCTTAGAAACCCCAGATCGAATCCGCCCAACGAAGTTGGGGCCGCATATAGGTTTACTCTCCCTTTATAGAGGGGCTTCCTGCTTCTTCAAAGTGTTTGCACGCCGACTCGTATGAACCTTCATAACGACGATTATTTACGTACACAACGTATTTCCCTGCCCACCAAAATTCTTCAATGAGATTTCCGTTAATTGTTTTATAGCGACTCGGATTCACTCGTATTCTCCTTTCCTACTTCTCCACGGATGAGGGAGAGAGCTTCGCGTGCAATAAGTCCGGCTGATGTAAACGCGTGGTAGCCTTCCGTGATCTTCTCCAACGCTTCTATAGCCTGTTTCAATCGCTATTGGAGGGATTCGATTTTCTCATTCTGCCACTTGAGCCATTCGGGGGCGTTGGCGATGAGATGGGCATTATTTTCATAGTTGTCGAACTTAAATTCGCCACCTGGTCTCTCACCCCATAACTTACAAATTGCACCCGATTCAACAAACACCTCAGTACCATATGCATACCACGGCCCCGGTGTAGCTTTCTGTAACGCTTCTCGTATCTCTTGTACTGAGGGATTCATATGGATACCTCCTAGGCTTATTAGGGGCTTTGACTTCGCTATTCAGAAAGGGATACAAACTTAACTACTCCCAATCTCTCGGCGATTCTCATCAAGTTAGTTGCTGCAGGATCTTGATCATAAAGGGTATTCGGATTTTAGGGTTGAAATGGGTGCTTTAATTTCCAGTAATATGAATCATTCCAGTAGATCATCGTCGAACTTACTGCCGCACATAGGGCAGAAGTTTGGCACTTGAACGCCCTGATCCGTAAACCCGTATCCCTGCCGCTCACAATCTCCGATAAACGTCCAGTGGCATTTCATGCATTCGCACACTGTGAGCGACATATCCCGACTCTCATCATCGGTGTCAACGCCTTGCCGTAAGGCTTCAATCTCGCGTATAAATTTAACCTTGGCTGTCTTCATATTCCTTCACTCTCCTTCGCTTTTTTGTAGACTTTGCAACACCCATTTACTTACATCAATGGAATATGAAATTTTCGTTTCAACTCAATAATCCGAATAGCCATCATAAAAACCCCGGCAGCAAACGTCTTTTCCTTTAAGCGTTGCCTTATGGCAGATAAAGTGGGCATCGTTAAGAGCGCAATCAGCCAAAACCTCGGCTTTGCGCTCGTCCGATACGATCTTATTTGCTGAAAATAAGCATTCGTTGCAGCGTTTCTCTGCGACTTGAAACATGAATTTTCATCCTTCCTAGTTAGGGTCGTTTGGTTCCCAGTCACCGATATCCAATTGCATCAGGCGATCGAATTGCCCAGTCTTTCGAAAGTAATCAACCTTCGATCGGATACAGTGTTCGGTGCGGCCAATGATCAAGGCAAGGTTTTTAACCTCACCGCGTCTATAATTCTGCACAATATAAGCGGATTCTTTTGTGCTATACGGCTTTTTATGGTTGAAATGAAACTCTGGATGATATTTCATTCGCCCCCATTTGTCATACTCAATCGGAACTTCTACAGCTTGCATTTCCAATCACTCCTCACGAAACTTAATATTCATTTTGTTACCGGCTCCTGCGCTCTACCCAAATGCTGACAATATGAACCTCCACAGCTTGGGCAATGCGGTTCCTCAACCTCGTCATTCTTCGGTTGCTCTATCGCAAAGCGTCGGCCGCATTCCTCACATTTGAATTTGTCCCAATCCATTCCTCTCACCTCACATCGAAAGCTGCAGTTGGCCAATCTGCTCAGCGTACCGCTCAAAAGTAAGCCTATTTTTCGAACCAGTGCAATGCTCTGGCAGATTCGCCCGGACCAGTGCTTCGGCGAATTGCGGCGGCACCGAGTTTCCACATCGCGCCACTTGATCTGCTTTCGTAACGGGTTTGCCGTTCACATTGTACCCGCTAATGATGTAATTCTTAGGGAATCCTTGCGCCGCATAAAGTTCGTGTGGCTCAAGCATCCGCATTCCAATGTCCACGATTTCATACAGCACGTCGTCAATCTTCAACAACACGAGGCCATAGCGGTCATGCGTAGTCACTGTGCCGATCGGTTGGCTGAGCTCTTGCCCGATGCTGGCGCCGTAGTAAGCTGTCAAAAAGGCATATACGAGGCCGTGATGGTTTCCGCCTGCTGTGACGGTGTGCAGCGGCTTGTCTACCGGTTGACCAACGTTTTGGTTGCGAAATTTGACCAAGTTGGCCGCGATGAGCGCACTTTTTCCACCACCGCCCGCCGTCACTGTACCGAGAGGATCGTTCATGCTGCTACCGATCGATTCGCCAAAGTGCCGGGCGATATACGCGGTTACGAGCCCGAAACGGTTGCTCGTATCCTGGGTCAGCAGCGGGCTGTCGATGTCTTGACCGCGTACACTACCGGTGTTCGTCTCCGTGTGGTACTGCGTGAGGAAGGCAGTTACCAGTCCCATCGCATGAGCTGCGCCCGCCGGCCGAATGGAGCCGGCGCCGGACGTGATAGTATGAAGTGGCTCATCAACTGCGCTGCCGGTCGCTCCGGTCCGAAATTTGGTAATATGCGGAACGATGAGCATGTGCTCGTTCTTGGTTGTAATCGTTGTTAGTGGATCGCGAAGATCATAACTGAGCCGATCACCGCCGAAACCTGTCTGCCCGATTCGGGTTATATACGGCGTGGAGATACATTCAGTCGGAGCGATGAAAGGTCGCGGGTTGTTGATAACAAACTTGACCAGCCCGCGGGCAATCCGACGTAGAGTATTATCTGCAAGTGGGCGAACAACTTTGATGCCGTATTTTTCTTTGATTTCTTCAGAAGTATCGAAGATGCTCGGCACCGGAATTGACCAGTCGATACATTCCGCCGCTGTTCTCCATGGCTGGCGCTTACCGGCCTGAACCTCCAGTGAATCTGGCGCGCCATAGGTCGGCTCCGGCCAGACGATCGGACGGCCGTCACAGCGAGCGACGAGAAAGAACCGTTTCCGGATCGTAGGCGCACCGTAATCACATGCGCGCAGCTCGCGCCATTCAACGTCGTATCCCTGAAATTTCAGCGCGTTCACGAAAGTCCGGAAGATACGGCCTTTCTGCTTCTCGATTGGCTGCCCGTTCTTGTCGAGAGGTCCCCAGGTTACAAACTCCTCAACGTTTTCCAACATGATGACGCGCGGACGTCGAGTTGCTGCCCAGCGAAGTGCAACCCAAGCGAGGCCACGAATCTTCTTTTCCCGCGGTTTGCCCCCGCGCGCTTTGCTATGATGCGTACAGTCAGGAGAGAGCCACAACAGACCAACGCGCCTCCCCGGCATGACTGTCCGCGGATCTACGGCCCAAACATCTTCGCAATAGTGAAGGGTATACGGATGGTTTGCTTCATGCATGGCGATGGCGGCGCGGTCATGATTGATTGCAACGTCGACGCTGCGTCCTGTTGCGAGCTCGATGCCGGTACTGGCGCCACCGCCACCTGCGAAGTTGTCGACGACGATTTCGTCCTGCCAGTAAGGCTCATTTGATGCAAGGGTTCGTAGCCAAATCCTTCGGGATTCTCCGACTGCTACGGCTAATCGCTGGCGCTTCCGCCATTTCCGTCTGTTATTCATACGTTCACCTTACTCCCTTTGGCCGGTCTGGATTGTCCCTTGCGAATTATCCACGTTTTTCCGATCTTAACGGCATCGATTTTCCGTTTGGCACACAGATTTTTTATATAACCAGGTGAGAGGCCCCACAGTTTTGCGGCCTCTTCCACACCCATAATTATCTGATTGAGTCGGCTCATGGTATCACATCCAAACAATGCTTTTTAATAAAGGTCGCCATCACCATAAAGCCGATGCATCTCGTCTCGGAATTCCGCATCATATGCCAGATCGCCCAGGGGAGCGAAACCGCCGGCACCGTAGCGAGTAATCCAACTGTCGGTATGGTACAGCACCCAGGTGAACCGATTGGGATTATCCGTGTTCAATCCGAGATGCGAGAGGACAGAGGATTGGAACCGTTCGTCCATGGCATTTGTAAGCGTCATGCCGCCATGCAGCTTTTCAAGGTCGAGCAGGTGGATCACATCACCGTCGCGCTTGACGGCCACTGTAGTGGTTCCGATTTTGACTTGTTCCATGCAGTTATCTATCCTCCGATTTTCAAAGAGTGATCTATATGAAGGGCAGCTTGCGCGTCTACCTCGTAGCGGAATCCCGCGACCGTCGCGCCGACATGTCGTTAGGTTTCGTCCGCTTCCGCCGCGGACTCGTCAGGCGGGTTGAATCAATGTCAACTCCCACTCGCTATTCGTCGCAACCCCACCAGGATAGCGCACAAGCACCGCACATCCGAGATAATTAGGGTCTACGACTGTGCCGACATATCCATCATTGCCTAAAACCCGATCACCTTTTTTAAATTTGCTCATTCCTCATTCACTCTCCCTTTCTGGCCCCCGAAGGGGCCGTTGATTATTTGCCTCTGACAATCTCGATCGCCCTACGTAATCCCTCAATCTGACCGGAGTAATACGCCGCCTGTTCCGCGTCTCCGGTACGTTCCCGCATATCTTCCAGACGCCTTATTATCTCTTGCATCTTTTCTTTGTACCCTTTTGCCATCCTCAATCCCTCCCGCGTTTAAGGCCCGTCGGCCGTAAATAGTAGAGATGACCTCTGCCTAAACCCGTTCTGCAAGTTCGAGAAGCTCTTTAAATATTTTTGGATTCTCCAGATATCTACCGCTTCAAATCCTTTAAAATCAGGGATTCCTTTAGTCATTACTTCGATTAACTCAATACCTCTTTCGGCGACGGTTTCCCATTTTCCAAAAGGGTATCTTCTCATGATCAAGAAGTTAGCGCCTTCGTAGTTTTCAGCGGCGAAAAGATTTTGAATTTCGTCATCTTGCAGGATCATCTCATGTTGTGTTCGTGCGGTCTTATAGTCAAATAAAGCTGCTCTGATTCCCGCCCTGTTCAACATACCGGATTTCCTCCCATATATCAGACTCATATGCTTTTTGTATTGATTTCACGGATCACTTTCCGCGCAATAACCGGATTTGTCACCGCTAAATATCTTCCCTGATCGTTGTTTTCGATCGCATCAACCATTTCCGCAATTTCATCGCGATTCATTTCTTTAACCAAGTCCATAACCTGCTGAATGAGCGCATTTTCTTTCTGACGTTCTTGCTTTGCTGCTGCTGCGGGTTGAAAACAGATAACATTCGCCAT